AAGGGATATCCCGACATTGACTCCGATTTCGGAGATCGAGAGCGGGCTGTGCAGATTATCTCTGACTACTTCGGAGCCGAGAACGTCATCCCCGTTAGCAACTTCAATCAGTTGCAGCTTCGCTCTCTCATTAAGGACATTGCCCGATTGAACGGCATTGCCCACACTGAGATCAATTCCTACACCAGCAAGATCGAAACCGAGTGTCTCCAGGAGGCCAAGAAGGCTGATGGTTTCGACCGAGCACAGTGGGTTCTGACCTATGAGGAAGCCGAGAAGAACTCACCGGCCTTCCGAGAACTTCTGAGCAAGTATCCCGATTTCGAGCACACCATCCGTATTCTGTTCAAGCAGATGCGTAACGTGTCTCGTCACGCAGGAGGGGTTATCATCTCCAATGACCCTAAGACCAACATGCCTGTGATCAAGAGCGGTCAGATGCTCCAGACTCCATGGCCTGAGGGTTTGAACGCTCGTCACCTCGAGGATTTCGGGCAGCTTAAGTTTGATATCCTCGGTCTCGGAACTCTCCGAATGTTCGAGGACTGCATCCGAAAGATCATCAAGAAGGAGACTGGTCAGAAGTACGTCGCCTTCGACCAGATTAGCGACTGGTACTACGAGAAGCTCCACCCAGACAACAACAGTCTGGATGACCAGAAAGTCTATCACAACGTCTACTGGAATAGCCGCTATACCGGCATCTTCCAATTCGTTCAGCCCAACGTGCAGGCATTCATGGCGAACATGAAGCCCACGAGCATTTTGGACATTGCCACCGCCACCAGCATCTTCCGTCCCGGTCCCTTGGGAATCGATGCTGACAAGCAATTCCTTGGCAACCGCAAGAACCCCAAGAACATCGTCTACAAGCATCCTCTGCTCCAGGAGGTGCTTGAGTCCACGGCTGGTCTGGTTATCTTCCAGGAGCAGCTTCAGATGATCTACAACAAACTGGCCGGTGTCCCCTTGGAGGAAACCGATGCCGTGAGAAAGGCCTTCACCAAAAAGGACCTCTCCAATAAGGAGAAGGCCGAGAAGGAGCGTTTGGCAATGCGTGAGGACTTCGCCGAGAAGTGCCTGGCCGCCAATGAGATTCCGAAGAGCATCAGCTACTCCATCTTTGATGAAATGCAGAAGTATGTGGCTTACTCCTTCAACAAGAGTCATGCCGTGGCCTATGCCATTATCTCCTACCAGTGCGCCTGGTTCCTGACATACTATCCCAATGAGTGGGTTACGACCTACATCGACTACTGCTCAACCACAAAGGGAAAGCAAACCGGCAAGGAAGACCCTAAGAGTGTGGCTCTGTCAGAGGCCAAGGGCCTGGGCTTTGTCATCGGCAAGCCCGACATTAACCTCTCGGAGCGGGACTGCACCATTCAGAACAATAAGATCATCCCGAGCTTTGCCTCTCTCAAGTACGTTGGTAATTCCGTACTAGGCGAAATCTCTCAGTTCCGCCCCTATCGGAATCTTGAGGACCTTCTCTTTGAGCCCAATGATTCCTGGCGTCATAGCAAGTTTAACAAGCGCGCCATGAGCACCCTGGTTAAGCTTGAGGCCTTCGAGTCCATGGACCTCGTGGGCGAGGGCAAGATGTTTGCAAACTATCGGCAGCTTCATCACGTCCTGGTGGATCGAGCCGATGCCCTTAAGAGGGCCGTGTCCAACAAGAAAAAGACCCACAAGGAAGACCTGCTCAAGTATATCGAGGAGGCGAAGGAGCTTCCCGATTGGACGCTGACCGAGAAGGTCACGACCTCACGGGAGTTGGCCGGGTCGGTGGACCTCGCCCTGATCGTTACCCCTGAGATTTCTCAGTATTTCGACAGTAAGGGAATCGTGTCTATTGACGAGAGGGAGGATGACGACCAGTGGGTTTGGTGCATCGTTAAGACCTCTCAGGCCGCAAAGACCAAGTCTGAGAAGGCCAAGGACTATCTCCGCATGAAGGTCTACGGTCAGAGCGGCCAGGACAAGACAGTCTTCTGTTGGAATTTCAAGCCAGCCAAGGATCAGGTCATCCCTGAGAACACTCTCATCATCGGTCGCTTCAAGGAGTCGCCCTTTGGCTTCTCGGCTTTCTTCGGTGGGCTTGAGGTTATCGGCAGTTGAGGTCGTGTGTGCACTCTAGCCTTGGAACCCTGGACTACTCCCTGAGTGACGGATACTATCGCCTGGTGGTATCCGTGGATCCAGAACTACATCGGTACTATCGGTCCAGGATTCCAAAGTACTTTGTGTGCAATCCTCAAAGGTACCCGCCTCATATCACGGTTGTAAGGGGAGAGGTTCCTCCCCTTAAGGATCTTTGGGGTCGGTACCAGGGAAAGCAAGTCAGTTTTGATTACAGTCCCGAGATACACAACGACGAAACCTATTGGTGGCTTAACTGCTATTCTCAGGCTCTAACAGAAATCCGCCTTGAACTTGGACTCCCTAGGAGTTACCACCTGACCCGACCACCTAGTGGAGAGGAGTGCTTTCACACCACCATAGGAAACCGTAAGACACTGGATTCTGCGAAAAAGTAACCGATTCCAACGAAGGAGAGGGGTACCAAAAGTGCCCCTCTCTTTTTGTCTTCCCTTGTTACAAGGTCACCAGAGAACTATTTATCTCTAGTTTTACTCTAGAGTCAGGTCAAACATGTCACAGAAATCGCCACTAAACCTGCATGAAATTGTCAAGTCCTCAATCAGAAAGACTCTGAGCGAGTCCGGTGTGGACCTAACTCCCGCAGCCAAGCCACTCGCAAAGAAAGAGTCCCCAAAGGTGGCCCCGCTGACAAAGCTCAAGGAAGCCATCATTCTGACCCCGCGCTCTTTCCTGATCAAGACAGAGTTTCTGAGCGCCGGTGCAAAGCGTGCTCATGAGCTCCTTTACAACAGCTATGTGGAGGCCGTTAACAAGATTGGTGCGGCCCTGGATGCTGCCAGCACAGAGGATGCCAAGTCAACCACCTCGAGCTTCCGCTCCCTTAAGGTTGACGAGACCTTCAACCTGAATGCCGTCAAGCTCCATGAGCTTCACTTTAGCAACATTTCGGACCAGGCCTCTGAGATTGGTGTGGACTCCATTCCTTACATGAGGCTTTCCCGTGACTTCGGTACCTTCGAGAAGTGGCAATTCAACTTCATGGCCTGTGCCCTTAGTGCTCGCAGTGGCTGGGCCGTTACCTACTTTGAACCATACCGCAATGTCTTTGTCAACACCTTCATCGATGGCCACGACGTAAATGTCCCTGTGGGTGTGATTCCGGTTTTGGTTCTGGATATGTGGGAGCATGCCTACTTCAAGGACTATGGCGATGACAAGAAATCCTACATCATTTCCATGATGAGAGAGATTAACTGGAACGTCGTGGAGGCCCGCATGACCGTGGTAGAGAAGTGCCCAATGGACATGCTCTACAGAATTGTGCCGGTTACAAATGACGTTCCCGAGCATATGCTCTCGGCAGCCCAAGAGGCAGCAGGTCGCCCTCCCATTGTGGACGTTGTTCCTGCCGCTGGTACCCCAGCAACCTCCCAGAGCAGACCAGGCATGGTAGCACCCACAGCCCCACCTTCTCCTGCAACGCAGACGCCTTCCACCAATCCTAGGACCTGAAATATGCCAGTAAAGACAAACATGTCGGCTGAGGCCTTGGCCGTTAGAATCATTACGAGAGCCATCGAGAATGACGTGGACGTTTGGAGCGCCTGCCGTGAGGTTGAGCGTTTCTTCGGCGGGCGAGGTGTGCAGATTCCTTTCTCTCTCAAGAACAAGGCTTGTGAGATTGCCGATCAAAAACTAACAGAAATGGATGAACTGGAAACCATGAACGAGGCAAAAAAAGCAAGGAAAAAGAGGCTTAAGGAACAGACCATGGTTGGTGAACAAAATCTGCCCGATCAACCTCGGCAGATGGCAGACTTCCAGGCACCTCCCCAGAAGCCGGTCAGCCTTGATCAGGTTGTGGATCGCTACATCGTCCGCTATGAGAGAGAAAGCATCCCACTAGAAAACCAGCCAAATGGACCAGGGATTGCACCTCCCCAGGGCTCGCAGCCAGCGGGTGGTTCCCCTAGCACCCTGGAAGAGGGTACAAGGCCCCTTAGAAGCCTTTTGGAGTTTCTCCTGCTTGAGCAGGCACCTCCTCCACCCCCTGAGGACGAGCCTCCTGCCGAGGATCCCGCAGCAGACGCAGGCACCACGCCTCCAGGTATGGATGACATACCTGACCTAGGTGGAGATGAGGGCATGGAAGACCCAAGTGGCGGTGGCGGAGCAGCTCCACCCGAGGGTGCAGGCGGCGCAATTGTCAACACTCCACAGATCAACCTCAATGAGTTTGCAAGAAGCATCGCACGCATGGTAAACAACTATGATGCCCTTCTCAACCCAAAGACGATCATTCTGAATCGCGTGGAAGCCTACCTCAGAAGCAACTATAACGAGCCCACGGCAAAACACTTTATGCAAATCATGGAACGCAACTACGGTCTCAATATCACCTCGGTTGAATACCCAGATGACACCAACTCCTTCCCGGTTGTTTACGGGGTTGGAGCCTTTGCAGGTGGTGCAGGGGGCGGCGGTTGAACAGCTCCCTTTAGCAAACAAGGAACAAAACTCATGAGTTCAGAAGCCTCAATGCCAATGAACCCTGCCGAGGTGGAAGCTTCCCTAGGGGAAGTTAGTTCTGTCAGAAGACGTGGGCGAGGGAAGAAATCCCTTCGACTCAAGAAGTCTGCCGTTACCATTGGATTTGAGCCAGGCCAACTGCTTGAACTCTCGAGGGTGATGTTTGTCAGTGGGTTGACGTTTCATCAGTTTTTCGGCTATCTCGTCCAACAGATTATCAGCGGGGATGAGAGACTGCTCGAACTTATCAAGGAGGCACAGAACTACAAGAAACAAAGGATTCTGGAAGGAAAGGAAGAAAAGGTTGATGCCGCAACCCTCTATCGAATGATAGAGGAGCAGCTAAATGTCGGTTAGATATAGCTTGGAAAGATAGCGAGGTTCCTATGTCACTTAAGTCGTTTATTGAGGGTGTGTTTTTGTCTCTAGCTGGAATCTGGTGGCCAAAGGGTGAGACCCAGACCATTGCAACCCTTCCCGCTGAGACCTCCAATCAGGACAATGAGAGACTGAACTATATTGAGACCAAGCTCCACCGCATCGGCCACAGGCTTGATGAGATTGAGAAAAGGCAAGAGGAAATCGATCGCAAGTTGGATGCCCAGATTCTTCTGTCCGAGGAAATTCTGTCGTCTCTGGCTGCTCTAGAGACCCAGAAGGCTAATCGAAAGAATGCCGCCGCCTTGGTAGATAAGGCCCCCGAGATTAAGGTTGTGGCTCAGGTTCATCAACAAAAATCGAAGAAACAAATCCTCAATTGAGTCCCAAACTCAATGGATGCCTGTCGATCCATTTTCACTACCGGACGAACCGGGGACAATGCTTCCTCCCCCGGCTTCTCCACCATCTGTGCAACCCACAAAGAAAGAAGCACCTCCCCCTAGGGAGGAGTCGGCCCTTACCAAGGCCTTTTCTAGGTTGGGCTCTTTTATTCGGGCCAATTGGAAACCTGTCCTAGGACTGGTTCTGGTGGCCCTTGTGGGCTTGTTTATTTTCTTTCAACTCAGGGAACTTGAGAAGAGGAACGCCGATCTAAAGACGGACCTTGTGGCCCAGAGAGCCCAGCACATGGAAGAAATGAGGGAGCTCACCGAGAGCTTTCAGAGACAGCAACAGGCCCAGGCCGAGATTGACCGTAAGTTTGAGGGTCGCCTTCAGGAGCTTTCCGTTCAGTACGAGGAAGCCCTGACTCGGATTGCCCAGACCAGAAGAACCCGGCAGAGACAGATTGAGGAGAACCCCTCAACCCTTCCCTCTGTGTTTGAAAACGTTTTTGGAATTCCCTCTCGGGAAGGCACCCAACCATGAATACTCTCACCAAAAGAACCATTGCCCTTGTTACCACTCTCTGCCTTGTCCTGGCAACAGTGGGGTGCGGAGCCTCCTCGTCCTCGGGACCAAGCAGAACCACCCTTGAGAACATTCGGGCTCAGTTTCCTCCACTTGAGGAAGGACCCCCGCCAGAGCCCCTAGAGGAGGTTGTAACGCCCACAAGAGAACAACCTGATGCTGAGTCCTCTTTCTCCCAGAGAGTCCTACAGGGGCAATCTGTGCCCTTTAGCGGGCTACTCCTGAGCGATGCTGCGGCTGCCTTTGTGGCCTCGGAGTATGAGGCCCTAACCCAGAGATTCGGGGCCTCGCTTACTCAGCAACGTCAAAGGGACTTTGCTAGGCTGGTGCATCTTTCCGAGACAATGAGACTCCAAATTAACTCTGATCGTGAGAGATTTCTGATCATTGCCGAGAATCAGGAAACCTACATCAACAGCCTGGAAAGAGCCCTGAGTGCTTCCAATGAACCCAACGTTCTAGAGATTCTGGCAATGGTTGGAATTGGAGCTCTAGGAATCCTTGTGGGTATCGTGGTTGGAATTTTGCTCAATTAAGAACACCCCAAAAGCAACACGGCATTTCCTAACCTATTTAGAGGTTGGAGAAAATCTATGATGCTACCGATGTTCGAGCAAAGCAATGGAGAAAAGTCTGCCTCCTTCACAATGATGGCCGCAGCATTTGGTGTCATCACCATTTGGTTGCTCCTGAGCATCGTTGAGGAGATTGCTGGCGTTCCCATCAGGGAATTCAACGGTGCTGAGGCCATGGCCTATTTCACCCCATTGGCTGCTCTCTATTTTGGTAGAAGGTGGACCGCAGACATGGGATCCGAAAGAGCTAACAAGATCCTTGAGTCCGTAAGAGGCAATCCGGTGAATTCTATTCCTCCACCTCCACCTCCTGCTGGTGGTGACGAGGAAGAGGAAGCCGAAAAGTAGGATTTCCCTTGCAAAATAATGGTTTAATGTAGGCCAGACCTGTGCTAGAATAAAGATTCGGGAGAAACGAATGAGCGAAAATACCAAGAAGCTGAGTGCGTTCGAGGTTACGACCATGATCCAGGAGATGGTCTCCGAGGAATTGCGAAAGGCACGAGAGGACAGCCGTCCCATCCGTGAGGGCGTCAACCTTGCAACCCTGGACAAGGATGACCTAAACCCCGTTTTCACTTCGATGCGTCCAGCGGATCAGAAGGCCATGATTCAGTGGATCATGCGCTATTTCTTCACGCCTGCAAAGAAGAACCAGCCCTGGTGGAGCAACAAGATTACCCCGGCCAACGTGCTTGCGTTCATTTCGCAGCCTCGTTCGGGCTTCCCTCTGACTCCACGAGAAATGGTGGACGACTGGAAGATCAAGAAGTCCCTCAAGACCGATCTGGCAAAGATCAGTGATGCAGACGTGGAGAGCTTCTCTGCCGAGCCCACTGGACCTGTGAACAACACCGGGGAAAAGTCCCTTAAGGACATTGCCGCCGAGCTTGGAGGCCTTAGCCTTCCATCGATCTCTCAGACCGAGCTTGCTGGTCTTGAGAAGCTCAAGAAGCTCCTGGGTGGAAAGAACCCTATGAGCATGGACGCAGATGAGCTTGAGAACCTTCTCAAGCATGTCAAGGTTGCTCGTGAGACGACCTCTCACACCTTCGCACAGGACCTCAAGGCGGCTGGTGGTGATGTGAAGAAGTTTTTCAAGGGGCTTGTGGCCAAGGGCATCATGCAGCCAGTGGACATTTCCCTTCTCAAGCCCCGTGAGATCGAAATGCTCGTGTTCCTCATGGACAAGCCTGAGGATCAGATTGCACAGTACCTCCGAGGCGATGCCCTCAAGGCCGACAATAAGATTAAGACTTTCCAGGCAGCAGTGGCTCGCAGCCTCTCGCCGGTTCGTCCTCGTGGTCGTCCCCGTAAGAACCCCGTCTGATACCCTAGCCACACCAACACCCAACTGAAGGGCGCATACTTAACGGTATGCGCCCTTCTTTCATTTCGGACCTGTTTCGTAGAACCTTGGGCCTCGGTGAGGGCCCTAATCCCTTACCTGCTGATGGCTGGACTCAGATAAGCGATCAATCTTCTGAGGGACCAACCTTTCAACGTCTCTATACGCCCATGGACCTAGGCCTGGATAAGGAAACACTTTTAACGAGCATCAAGCTATCTGTATTAAATGTCAAACATGGTCGTGGTATACTAATAGAAATTGAGAATCGCAATTCCTCAACTATCATTCTCAAAGTCCTAGGGGAGTCGCACCTTCTCAAGGATTGTTGTGTCGTTACCCATCACATCAATGCCCTTATCGATAGGGCCGAAAAGGCATAGGAAATTCACCATGAGCAATGACTCTACGGAAAAAGAAGCGGGCCCGAGCCTAGTCATGTCTCCCGTGGAACCTGTCGCACAGGAACCCTCCGAGGCCGTGTCAGAAGAAAAGGAAGTAGACTTGGAGTCTATGCTGGGGTCTGCCCCACAGATTCCTATGCCTCAATCTGGACCGTTTGTTCGTATCACCAAGAAATACCTAGAGGCTCGCAAAAGACGCCTCAAGGTAAAGTGGAATGGTTTTGGAGAAAAGGCTGCGTCCCTTCCTTATCCTGAGACTCTTGATGAAGAAACCGTTAATCCAGAGGATGAGGACATTGAGGAAATGAACAAGCTAATCAGCTTGAAGTACAGTAAAGAGAAGTCTTCTAAAGTCTCAAAAGCATCGGAAGATAGAAAGCCCAAAACAATGAAACCCAATTTCGTCGTACACTTTGCGTGTCATGGCATTAGACCAATCGCCCTGAGCGGTAGACTTAGGGTTCTCTCTGAGGACAACAATGAACTCCGCATCACCCTGAGAGTGGTTCTCGTGGATGCGGGTAAGATCCTTGGTGCCTTTGGAAACACCACGGTCTCGCGAAAGCTCTACATTCAAAGAACCTCGATTGTGGATGGATACGGAAGGCAACATACGGCCACGCCCACTCCCAATTGTGGAAAGAAGCGGCGCACCAAGGGCAACTATGAGGTCACGAGCGTACTCGTGGATACTTCTAAGGACAATGTGGACAGACTCAAGGATACGATGCAGTTGACGATTCGAGCCTCTAGGACCTAGAAGTGTGTAATGCCTGGGTGAGTGCCTATTTATACTCACCTAGGAGTTACATTACGCATGAGTACGGAAATTAGAAAAGCTCTGGTTAGTGAGCGTCGGAAAAGATATCTTGAGTCCCTAATCAAGGAAGCCCTCACCAGTGCTCTTTTGGAGCAAGGACAGCCCTCGGCTGCGCCGCCTGCTCCTGCACCAGCTCCTCCTGCGCCAGCACCAGACGCCGCAGCAACACCTCCACCACCTCCTGGTGCCGATGTGGCTTCTGGTCAACAGCCTTTTACGGTAGACGACATGATCGAACGTCTCAACGTAATCAGAGGCGGCAGAAGCTTTACCGACCCTGAGGTCTATGGTCGTCTCGTGACGTACTTTAAGACCCTAGAGGATGGAGCCAAGGAAAGCCTTGAGACCTTCCTTGTGGAGCTTGGCAAGATTGTAATTGACGTTGGTAGTGAGGGAGCCGGTCAGAAGGCCGCCGATCCAAGCGCACCTCTGGCACCTCCTGCGCCTGCGGCTGCTCCACCCCCTGCTCCCGCACCGGCCACTTCGGCCGGTGCGGCACCACCAATTGCTCCAACCTGACCTTAAAAACCCTTATTTTGTAAGGGGAAAATAATGGTTTAAACATTGCCCCTGGTGTGCTATTCTATTAATAGAGGATCACATAATGGCAAACAAGCCGAGACTGATGTGGGGCGACGTTCGACAGGTCATGGTTACGGGCGTTCCCGGCATGCGCTTCCTTCCTTGCATGCCCATGCCTGGTAGCATTCATGCCATCGGTGAGATTCCCAACGGCACCTTTATCACTTTTGTGCGTTCCATGCACCTAGGTGCGGGCGAGGATTCCGAAATGTGGGTTGTCGCCTTCACGGACAAACCCTCAGTCGAGGTGTTGATCACCCCGGCAGCCTACACAAACGGCTTTCTTTGGAAGGCAGTCCGCCCCCGCAAGATCGCCCGACGCTGATTCCTCCGCAAACAAACATTCCCTCATTCCAAGAAAAGAGAAAAGAAAATGCCGAGCCTTCACTGCGATAACACCGACCGTCACTGCTCACGTTGTGGCCTTCCTCTCACGGACGTTGCTAGTCGTGAGAGCGGCGTCGGTCCCGTGTGCCGTGCAAAGAACACGCACCTCTTCGCAAAGACCATCCCGGCCAACTATTCCATTGCACAGGCACTTGCCTGGGGTCTGAACGAGAAGGTCTCCACAGGCATGCACCCGGACACCCGTGCGGGCTGGTCGAAGGCCTACAAGTCTCTTAACCGCATGTGCGAGCGTGCCCTTGCCGCAACCGAGGAGATTTCTTTCTCCGTGCGTGGGCAGGATCTTCGCAAGGTCGTGACCGCTCTCGACTTCATGTGCTCCTATGCGCATCCCGACTCGGACGTGCGCCGGATGCTCAACAAGCTCGTGGGGAGTCTTGGCTACGTCGGGCTGGCTGGCGTCCTCTCGGGTGAGGCCTCTACCTCGAAGAGCCGTCTCTGGTTCGAGAATGGCCGCATTCTGATGCAGGGTCTCAATAACACGTCCGGGTGGCGTGCGATGGGCGAGATTCCCGGAATCCAGCGTCCCCTGCGTGGTCGCAAGGCTCCCTACTCGGCCCCCGCCGTCCAGGCTGAGGCCTTCGTCGCCCTTGCTCGTCGCTACTGGCCCATGTTCGAGGAGTCGGAGACTGAGGTTCTGGCCCAGGCTCGGACGTGGTGTCGTGAGAACGCCCAGGCTGCTCAGGAGGCCCAGGCTAGTGCCGCCCCGGTTCACACCTTCTCCGTGACGGTGCGCTCGGCCGACTTCCTCACGACCTTCCCGTGGGTTCGTGGTGCGAACATGGCCGGTTTCCTCACGCAGCTTAAGACGATCCCGGCTGGTGATCGTTCCTACAACCCTGCAACCCGTCAGTGGTCGTTCCGCACGGCCCACCTCCAGACCGTGCTGGGCATGGCCCGTGCCTCTGGCATCTTCCCCAACGTGACCGAGGTTCAGTCGCAGGATGAAACCCCTGCCGGAACCTACCGCACCCAGGCAGAGCGCACCCAGGCTGCCCGTGCCATCGGGCGCTACAATACTTGGCACAGTGCCGGGCGTGGATGGCGTCGTGGCGGGTGGTGATTCCTAAACGCTAGAAAACGAAAGAAGCAAGGCCTGGCTAACGCCAGGCCTTTTCCTTTGGAGAAAAGACATGAGTACCCGCAATAGCAATAACGACCTTGAGCATCTCGGTTCAAGACATTTTCCTTCATTGAGGAGAGTCCTATGAACCTGGGGCCGAAGGCGTATTCTAATGCTCCGATTACATTGCCTAGGGTCGGTGACAAGCATTTGCCATGGTTTGCGAGGTTCTTCAAAACGACCGTGATCACCTCTTGCTTGGGTGGTGAGCAAACCTCTCAAACGGTAAAAAGCGGCATTCGGCCCGGTGACCTTGTTTCGTTCAACTACTTTGTGGACAGAGAGGTGTGCGCCACAGGTCACCCTAGGGTGTATCTCTCTGCCTTTGACTGCTCCAACGAACTTCCACTTCGAGACCTCGTGACCGGTACCGAACACATGAATTTTTTGTGCGAAGACACTCACCTGGAGAATGCACTGGTTCTGAGAACGGAGAATCCCCTAGCCAAAAAGAGTAGGGACCACCTTTACGTCCAGATTCTTTGGCGTGAGCGTCCATGGTGGTTCACTTGTCGCCCCGAAGATGTTTTTGGCTGTGCCGTAGCCAGCAATCATTTCTTTGGATTTGATTTCCGAGGAAAGAGCGTTTGTCAAATGTTGCACCTTACTCGTTACGCTCAGGAATGAGGATAGCCATATGACGGACTATTCAAAGCCAACCAAATTCTTGACTCGCCTTGTTGATCCCAATAACCTCACAGGGAAACCCAAGATCGTCAGATCCATTCCTGTGCCAGGGGATTTGGTTTCCTATTCCTATTTCGACAAAAATGGTGAGAACCGAACCATGGTTCCTCCTCTGAGTCTTCTTCTGAGAGCCTATCCACAATCAAACGACGTGCCAGGGAGCCTGCCATTCATTGCGATGGTGCGTATTTTTGCCTATCTAGACAAGGCTTTAATTCTCAGAGTTGTGGAAACACAATACACTTACATTCATTGGGTTCAGGTGTTGTACAACAATCGTCCGTGGTGGTTTTCAACAAACACCGAGCTAGCCGAACGAACCTTATTTGACAAGTCTGTAAAGGATATGTACACTCAGATGCATCTTACCCGATATTTTGGAGTGACCGTTCCTCCCGTTCCGGCAGAAGAAAAGAAGGCACTATGAGTACTCGTGAGGCCAAATCCCTCATTCCGATCGCATTCAAGACCTTTTCGCATCTGGAGGTCAGTCCCCTAAACATGGGACGAGAAGAATATTGCTCGGCCCCGGTAACACCTCTAAAGGTCGGGGACTATCTCTCATTGGGATATTTTGTTGGTAGGCCTTTTCAAGGTTACGATATCGTTCCGGTTCAAAAGGACGATGCTGATTTTGAACCCCAAATCAAGACCCTAGAGCGTGTGTCAAAGTTCGATGCGCGCATCGAGACCGCTTTTCCAAAGACTGGTTTTAGTCGTAGGTATGAATCCGATTCATGTCCGTTTCTTGCAGAATGCACTGATGCAAGCGACCCTCCTCGCGTCATATATAGCGAACTTCAGCTTGAAAGGAGTCTCGTGTTGCAAGTGATTCCAACGCATGTGGCAGGTAGGCCCGTTGGCGAGTGCATATACGTTCAGGTACTCACCTGCGGCCAGAAGTGGTGGACCGTGTTTGACAGCTACTTTACTGAACCACGCTATGCGAGAGGCGTCGTTCCGGCTGTCGTGAACCAAGGTATTTATGCCATGGCATATCTTCATCGACCAACCTGAGACCAATGTCAACCCAAACCGGTTATGCAGCGCACCACTACCTGACATATCTTGCCCGATCGACAAACCCATGAGCCATATTAACACATCACTCCCACCCTCACTGCCACACGGGCACGTCTGGTTCAACACCTACACCTATCCACAAGAGCCAAAAGCTGGCATAAAGCCAGAGAAAACTTTGATGCGCCCCGGGGATTTAATATCCATGGGCTATATCCGCTTGGATGGAAGCATAATTGACACTTTTGCTCACCCGCCACGCATTCGTTGTTACGAACACGTCCGCAAGACTATGACAGGAAATTTCACAGTAGGCGCAGAGAACCCCATTCTTCAGGCGAATGGGCATCGTTTAAGCATCACTCGTGCTCTCGTTTTGCAAATACTCAACGCAGATGTGACCGGTGAGGATCTTGTCCAAGTGCTCATTGGTGTGACACCATGGTGGTGTTATGTAAGGGTGAGAGATGCCGAGGGCATCTCTTATCATATGGCGTCGGAACTGGAGCCTTATAACTTCTGCAGGCAGCTCTACATTACACGCTACCCTAGAATTCCACAGGAAACAGTTGCGTCTCAAGGCTTGTAACGAGCATGAAGGCATCCAGGTGGTGTAGCCATCCCACCTGGACGATTATCTCTTCTCCTGCATTGTCAAGCTCCTCAAGCTCGGTGTCATCCAGAAAGATGATTGTACCTGAGGCCTGGATTGGCTTTACGGCATAATAGCTGACAATGCAGTGAACCCACTCATTTTTCTCGGAGATTTGACCAGTCAAGATGATGCTCGTCATTAGCGTGTTGGCTATCCTGATAAAGCTTGCATTGGTGGAACGAAACCAATTCGTCTTAGGAGGGTTTGCGCTATTGAAAAATAGGCAAACCAAATTGCCGGACTTCTCTGAGGCCTTACGGATATTGTCCTTGAGAAAAAGTCGAGGACGTGTCATGTCCCCTCCGCAGTCTATGAAGTCTTGCAGTTTGGAGGTTATCTTGACATCGGTATCGACCGGATCCACCACTCTTTTAAGTAGGGATTCTCTGGGCGTTACTTATCGATGATTTTGTTGAGGGAGTCTGTTATGTCCACGCCGGGCTCCACTCCATCCCCAATGCAGTCCCAGCCTGTCATGGTATCCCTGGCGAATACCTCGAGGCGGTTTGTGGAGCCAGCGGGAAATGCCTTTTCAATGAGGGAGTGGAAAATCTTGGGCTTCGAGGAGTGTCCCTTGGGAGCGCGAGGTTCCACAACTATTTGTGGAATGGCACTATCGAGCAACTTAAGTGGACGACCCTTCTTTGAGGTCGTGGCCACAAGAAGTAGCTCCGAGGTGGGCTTGCTGTAGGTAGGCGGAATTCCTTGTCCATTGATGATTTTGCCTGCCTTGTTGGCCTTTACCCAAACGTGTGCCACGCCTCGGTAGTGAAGGCCCCAGGCCTTGAGGGTAGCAATGGCTAGGTCCAGTTTTGGACATGTGGCCCAGAGGAATACATAGGCTCCGTTCTTGGCCAGGACGCTCTTGATGGGGAGGGCCTGAATTTGGGCATCCGTCATCAAGGAGTAGTGTTTTCCTGCAGCAGCATTCTTGTTGGCATCCCCGTAGTAGGACCAGGGAGGGTCTGCCAATAGTACCTCATAGCGTTTCCCGGCTAAGGGATGCTTCGGTGGGGGCGGCAAAGGCAAAAGAACCTCAATCTGTTCCTGGGTGGTGATTGCTGTAACCGGAACTTCTGAGGCGTTTTCTTCCTTGGGAGCGTCCAAAGAAAAATGTGCAGGGAGGTCACTCACCTGCACATTATCTGGATAATCCAGTGGTTGTCTAAGGGGCACTCACTCCATGGAGATGAAATCCGTCATCCTGGACCAATGTTCGTCCTTGGGATCCAAACACAGCCTCCACTTTCCGAAGTACAAGGCCAACCCATCCTCACGCCATGGCTCGATGTTCGGATTTCTGCGACAGTCCTTTGCGTTCTGGATTTTATCGGCGAGGAGCATGAGATGGAGCTCCTTCACCTTTACCTCGGGTACCTTATCCCTAACATTGCGTGGAAGGTAGGAATTGGCCGTTTCCCTATAGGCCATGGCCATCATAACCACTTCCATGTCCAGTTTGAGGCCACCGTAGTTTCTCTTGTGGAAATTCTCTAGGTCCACCTGAAAGAGAGGATGGAGCATCCAGGCCTTGAGCACATAATCCTCCACGCCAAACTTTCGGAGAATCGCGATTCCCTCGTCAATGTGATTCATGTAGTAGAGCCCCGACCTCTTTGCACGGGCATCGCCATAATGCCTAGTAATCTCCTCATATTCCGGCCAGGTCATCCAGGCACCTGCCACCCTATAGGGGATCTTGTGGTTTTCTAGAAACAGCTCGAGTCGGCAATCGGGTGCCGTAAGGATCCTCCCTGTGGCCTCGGTTTCCAGCCAATGACTGTAATTCATGTTGCCACGGCCGCTCTTTAGGACATAGAGGCTGTCATAGACCTCCTCGGTCTCAAGGTCACGAAATTGAGCACTGCATCCATAGTCAAAGTGCCGAAAGGAATTCGGTACCAGGGCAATGTTGTCACCCCGAAGTTGAATGGAGCAATTTCGGAAATACTCCTCTGCCTCCTCGTGGGTTTCACAATCGGGGCTGAAGCGTTCGTTCATATGACTACCATCCTTTTCTAGGAAGACTTTGGTTTGGCTGTGGTAATGACTTCCAACAGAAGCTCTGTTGGATTGAGAAGCTGCCTTGGCTGGCGGTGTCCATTTTCCCACCAGACACTCTTTCGGGCACCCTTGCGATATAACTCCAGGTGAAGCATCGAGGTGCCGTTACCCTTGTTCTTCTTAAGGACGGGCAAGACCGTTCCAATAACCTCACCCGCCTGGAGGGTAGTTCCAATGTTCAGATCAGACCTGGGATTGATTTCTCCGTAAAGAACGACCCCTGACTTGCCCTCAACCAAAACGGCCATGGTGGTATTATAGAAAGGACTGGCTGCCTCTGGCCCGGTGAAGTATTCGATAGCCACGACCTTTCCCGTTTCCACCAGGGCAACTTCCTGACCAATGGGGCAATAGAGGTCAACTCCGGTATGGATGCTGTGCTTCCGCACAAAAGCAAAACCTCCTGGGTGATACTTCCCGATAGGGACACTCCAAGAGGCGTTGGGTAGTGGATTCTTCCACATTGTTCTATTTTTTGGCTGACCTAGATTCGGATCGAGGGCCAAGGACTCGGTAAAGTCCTTATTGCGATAGACAGTAATGTTAGGTCGTGAGTAGGTGTTTCTAGATGGGGTTTGCAATTCTGTTCTCTTGGTGACTTTCTTTGGCGCAGCGGCCAAAGGCTTTTCTGGCTGTGGGACTCTCCGCACAACGTAAGGTCTGGTCTCTCCTGCGGGCCTTGGGAGATTACCTACATCCTTCTGGTCTGATTCCTCAGAAGGTGAATTAGGTAGTGGCTTTGACATGGTGAGATGGCATTACTTGTACGGATGGACAGAGGGTTTACCACACAAGGTGGTCTGGGACGTATTCATCCGTTTGAGAAGTCATCCAGCCTCATTGGAGGCAAAGGGAAGGTTCTAAACGGGTTTGTCTCCAGGCAAGGGGTGGAGAACCGTGTCATCTACGGCTTAAGTATGATGCCCAGGCATCGACTTGGATATCCTTTCCATCTTTTTCCCTGAGGCCTCGACAAGTATCAGTATTGCAAGGAAAAGAGTGAATGCGGTGGTAAAGTCAGTAAAACCTGGTCTTTACCCCTAGGTATAGGGTAGCACAACCCAAGATTGTTTTGAAGCAATATGAGAAGTTGTTGGGTTGCCCCTATTTAGAAGGGAACCAAGTTGGGGAAAACAGGAGAAATAACATGGGTATCAGAAACAAGGTAACAAACAAGGGTTGGATCAGCGAAGACGTTACTGGCACAGCAGTTGAGCTTGACATGGGCGCTGCCACAGTAACCACTCCTACACTTAACAAGGTGCAGGTTGTTGTTTCCGGCGCTGCACAGACAGCAGGCGCACCAGCGATCCTCCTGGCGGGTGCAAGAGTTCACGTTACGGCGGCACTTCCAGCGATCTCCAATGCAATCGTTGGCAGAACCTTCATGATCGTGACCACGGGTTCTAACCCAACGCTACTGACCGCATCCAATGCGATCAACCATGGTCTTTGGACCCGCACTCTTTTCACGCCAAATGCGATTGTGTCCTGCGTTGCCGCAACCACAGATTTCGGCTTCACTTGGCTCGCATCCTCGGGTTCTGCAATCTGAGTTCACCGTAGTTCTCCCTAACAACGAAGAAGGACAGGTTTCCAACCGGAACCTGTCCTTCTTCATTTTTGCTAACTGGTATTTAGGCAAAGCCCACTAGGGTCACTTAGAAAGGCTGCCAGGAATAAGCCAATCAAACTTGTGGTCGAGCTTGATGTTGACTGTAAATTGTGGAATGGCAACGTGGTTGGCAAGGTTGTGCTTCATGCACTCATTGGCATCCAAATACCAATCGGCGTGCTTTTTCTCGTGCACGATATCCGAGAAGTAATTGTCCTTCTTGCCACAGTTGCGAGCCATGAGACTCATGATGCGGGTGTTGAGACGGTCGGTCTCCACGGCACTGGCCTTGATTTCCTCATTCTTACCGAAGTTGAAGCTGGAGACCTCGTGGATCATTACCGTGGCATTCGGGGCCACGAATCGATAACCCTCGGCTCCGCAGGTAAAGAGAACCGCTCCGCAACTCATGGCTTTACCTTCCACGATGGTAGCAATCTTGACCTTGCATGCATCAATCATGTCGATCATGGATAGGAGAGCATACACGTCTCCGCCATAGGAATCGATTACGATTGGGAGGACTTCCTGTCCACTCTTCATGCAAAGGTCCTCTGCCTGTTGAAGATCCTCACAGAATTTGACGGCACTCTCCTCTGAGAATGAACCTCCAAACCTGACGTAGATGGGCATCTGACAACTGTTCTCAATGTCCTTGATTTGGATTCGAGGATCAACGTTGACTGTATATCTCATTTATGACTCCGATTGTGGTAAGGTTAACCAAAACTGTTATAGACTGCGAAGTTTCTTGTAGAGTTGCAAGGTTGCTCGGGCATCGCCCTTGGCAGTATGTCTTTCTCTTGCGCCAATTGCTATCTCAAAATGCTTAAGCAGGGATCCCAGGCTCCCGATGTTTTCGGGAAGCTTCTTCTGTTCCTGCAAGAAACGAACGATTGTGGCGGTATCCAGTGTCCTATAGGAAACGTACATTGGGAAGTCTTGCATCAGGTGACTTGTCACAACCCTTGCGTCAAAGCTGACGTTATGACCCAGGAGAGTCATCTTGCTCTCCGCTGAATAGCTGAGGCATACACGAGCCCCCGTAATGAAGCTGCGAAGCTCTCTACCGGCCTGGGAACATGTAATGGCGGTCTTGTCATGCTCCACGAGGTTAATCCCATTGACTTCCAGACCCTCGGCCTCCACTCGGTAGATGCCGTCGTCCGGCTTGATTTTCAAGTCAAGGCTCCAGTCAAGGCTCCTGTGTGGCTCAAGGTTTTCGTCCAAAACCTCTGCGTAGAGACTTAGGGGTGTACACTTCTCGGGAAAGCGACCGCCTGTCTCGGTGTCAATTAGGAGGTATTGTGTCATATGGATTTTTGACTCTCTACAAGTAACCTAGCCCATAGTGACACACCAGGGTTTGCTTTTTAAACGCTTAGATTATTCACTTACTCTAGGGATGCGTGGAACCCTACCAATTAAGGGAGCAGAGGGGGTTATCATTTGGAGACGCTAATTACCAGTTATACCAATGGCACGCAAATCCCCCAAAAAACCTAAGGGCTCAGGTAAGTTGGCCGAGCAGGGTCCGAACATGCATGGCACTGCCACATTTTCTGGTACTGGCAACCTGGGTGTGGGCGGTTACAAGCAGTTGGCAACCATGCATCTGAATCCTGCCACGCAGGATATGGCCGACCAGGAACAGAACGAACTAGAGAAGAACCTTCAAAGACAGGATTGGTCTGTGGCCGGTAAGAGTTACATGGGAAATGCAAAGCCTGTGGATCCTCCTATTCCTCATTGGGATGGAAGAAATGGTACCAGGGAAACGGCAGTGGAGGAACAGCTTAACCCTATTTATCCTGCGGCCACCAGACAGAGAGACCTTCCTGGCTTTCCTCAGGTGAATGCCCTGGTTAACCCGAAGGCACATGTGCCGGCCAATGATTCCCCTAAGAATGAGGACCCTGTGACAGGCAAGAAAATCCAGTACCTAGGCCCAACTGTCAACGGAGTCGAGCTAAATGACCTTCCTCCAGAACGTAAACAGGAGCTTGAGGCAGAACTTCTTGAGACCATTGAGAATGCTCGGTCAATGAGGCCAGATCGCCAGGGATGGAACAATACCCGCATAAACTCGCTTGCAAGACGAAGAAATCACATCAATCCAGATCGTCCGCCACCAGATATGTGGCGTCCGCTTTTCCGAGATCCAACCGGGGAACACAACCCGGAGAACCTAAGGGATGAAACCGAAAACATGAACTCCCCAGCAAAGAACTCTCTGTTTGCTCGCAACTCCAGCACTCCTGCACACTCTGTTGGGGCAATTGGGTTTCCAAAGGTATTTGTCCCTGAGGACTATGAACAAGTCCAGCCTGAGTATGACGACATTGTAAAGGATCCCATTGGTTCCAGACGCCTCCAGATTCCTCAGGACAATGCTCAGCCCATGGCAAAGGAGAGCCTCGAGACTTTTGACTCGGGTTGTGAGTGCAAGAAGGCTAGCTGCTCGGGGTGCCATGGGAAGGGCCGTAGGGATTCCGTAAAACCCGTGTACGGCTCCAAAGTACCCGATGGCATGGGTGGAGCCATTGCCTTTGACAAGAGTCGCCAAAAGGCTCTCAGGAATATTATCGAACTCTTGGTCCGTGAGGAGCTTGAGGGAATAGGAAATTATGCCTACCATGTAACGCTTCGCAAGTTCCTAAGGAGCATCCTTGAGAATGGTCTCCTGCCACAGGAACATGAGTCCCTGGATGAACCAGGGATCTTTTTCGAACCCGATGAGGAAGGGGCGGCAATCTATCACGAACCTCCTAAGACGGTTATGTTGAGATGGAAGCTCTCGGGCACCCCTACCTCTTCTACTCCTGATGGAGAGTATGCACACTACAGTCCTGTACCTAGTGAGCAACTGGAGATTCGTAGCAAAAAGGGTTGGGTGCCGCTTCGAAAGCTTATCCAAGAACAAAACACCGTGGCACCAAGAAGGCGTGGAGGAGCTGGTGCAGCCCAACAGGCTGCTCAGGCAACCGATCCAGGTCTTACCCTTCCTCAGCTAAGGCAGTTGCTTGCAAGCAAGGCACCCGAGGCCTTCAGCCGTCAGGAAGTCAGCTCTGTCATTGACTATGTGCACAGAAGACCTGATCTCAAACAGGACTTCCAGCACATGGACGAAAAGGAGATTCAGAGCCTTGAGACCGTTCTGGATAACAATATCGACAATGAAAAGATCGGTCCCTTTGCCAGCAAGATCGAAATGGCCAGGGGCAGCAAGCACCTGGCCCAGCTAGGAAATCAACCACAAGCTGCTGGTGCCCCTCAAGGACGTACTCCTCCAAAGAGAGTTACCACAAGCCCTGGTTCAGGCCCGGCTCAGAAGATTACCCTTCCAAAGCAGGCTTTGTCCAAACAGTTCACGGATACCGTTCAACAAAAATACAACCAGATTACATCTGCCGCAGGTCTTTCCAAGGATCAGAAGGAACGTCTAGTAAGTCAGCTTGGACGCATTCAACTTGAACCAGACAGCTCTGAGGCCTCCAAGCTTAAGCGCATTGATGATCTTGTGAGGGTTGGTGTTGGTACTCGTGTGGACTTCGGTGGCGATCAGCCCCAGGGCAAGAAACCAAACCCTGCCCAACAGGTTGCAACAACTCCACCAAAGTCAAGTGGTGGCGGCTTCATCGGCTCGGCAAAGAAGTTCCTGGGTCTCAACGAGACTCTTGAGTACCTTCTTGACGAGGAAGACGAAGATGAAAAGGAAGAATCATGAGTGATGACGATGAATTTGGTGGCTCCGATTGGGAAGCCAAGTATTGGGCCAACAGACAGAGGCAGTTGGATGCCGCAAAGCACGCTGGGCCGGCCCACCAGCAGCACACCCCGTCTGCCCCTAGACCATTTTCCAACGTGCCTCAGCATCAGATGCGTGATATTGACCCCATGCAGCTCCTTCAGCAGCAGATGATGATGGGCCAGGGTCCATCCTCATCGGGACGCCCCGTGTTCCTCAGAGAAGGGGCTGATTACTTCAGGCACATTCAGGGTGCTGATGGTTTTGGCAATGTGATTCCCTTGGTTCGTAACATGGGCAAGCTCTCTGGCGTCGTCGGAAAGGAGTTTGCTTTCATGGGAGAAACACGAGGAATTTGCGTGGATGGTATGCAAATGGTTGACATGAGCAAGGTAAATGAAGACCCAAGCCGGGTTGGCATGTATGTTCGTGTGCGTGCTCCCTTTGTCGGTGACATTCTCGTTGAGAGAAATGCCGTCATAGAATTGCAGCAAAATGGCCAGCGTCAAATCCTGCGCGGCTGAAAAACAGAGTTAGAAATTCTTGCCTCAAATTCGTATACTTTGTACGAATTATGGATTAATTTTGCAACATAGTTACACTAGGTAGCCGCAAAGTATGCGTCCCGAATAGTTTACGTTTCCTTACGCTAGGTACTAATGCCCACGAATTTTCCCAGCGGGTTAGACTCACTTCCTAATCCCACAGCAGCAACAGTACTCGATCAACCTGGGTTAACCCATGCTGATCAGCACATCAACTCTAATGATGCCATTGAGGCTCTAGAGACGAAGCTGGGAATTGATCTTAGTACGGCCACAACTACTATAGACTACATTGCCCGTCTTTTCCTTCTCACAAACACGGAGCACCCCAACGGACACTATGCAGAGTGTGAAATGGTGCCAGGCAAGGTGTTCCCTCTGAGAGTCACTTGGTATACCAACTCCGGTAAGACCATCAAACTTGTGGAGAAGGAATTTACCTATGGGTCCTCGATTCCTGTTCCAACGGTCATTACCATGCGACTCTACAATGGAACCGTGGCCAACACCATTCTGAGGACAATCACCGACACCATTACCTACAACCAAGTTTTCGAGGTCTCAAGAACAAGAGTTGTGGTGTGAATACATACTTAAGGTAGATTGTTCCGTTTCACAGAAGGCAAAGAAAGCATAAGCGAACAGCGTTTCTAACACCAAAAGGGTAATAAATTATGGCATTTGAATCTCCAGTCTCAGTCCTATACAATGGTGAAGGCCTTGAACTTGCGCTGAGCGCATCGCAATCCCTTTCGAACGCCTCCCAGGGCGGATTGATGATCATGGGTTCCGGCTCTAACGGAACCGCACAGTTCTTCAGGCTCGGTGGTGACGGCTCTCTCTTCATCACTGGTTCTGTAACCACAAACGTCGCGACCGTGGCAACTCAGTCGGTGTTTGTTGGCGGCTGGGCTAACGGTGTAACCGGTTCCTTTGTCCTTGGTGGCATTGCAACCGCAGTTACCCAAAGCACCAGAGAAATTGGTGCAAGCACCGCCACTGTGTCGGCAACCATTGCAGCCAACGGTCTCGTGGGCTTCACACTTCTTGCAGCAAGCAACACACGCAAGGGCGCAGTTCTCTTCCTGGAAGGCAACCGTATCGCCTTCGTTAAACTCGGTACCGGCGCTGATACAAACACCTTCACCACTCGTTTGACTAACGGTGCCTACTGGGAAATCCCAGGCAACTACACCGGTCCTGTTACCGTGAGCTTCCAGTCCGGCGCAGCCGTTGCTCGTCTATACACAACTAATATAACAGTCTGATACAATAGCTGGCTGATCAGCATACTTATGTGGTGGGTTTCCCTAAGGAGACTCACCACATTTTTTATGCCGCTTTTCGACCAAATAGCAACATTCTACTCTGGAACGCAAGGTGCAAGCAACAACACGACCCCTGTGACGGTCGTTCCTGATCCGGGCACTGGAGCGCCGGTTTTTATCATTGAGCCCGAAAACCTCTCGGTACTCAATCGAGATACGGTGAATGCCACTGTCATTCTGACTTTGACTGCTCCCTCTACAATCATCGAGAGAGTGACCCTTACCACGGGCGACAAGTGGACGAACAACAGCAAGGTTATTGTGGGGCCGGGCCAAACTCTTACCCTAGAACTTGCCGGTTCCGTGACCACCAACCAAGTCACCTACAATACTGCCTTCTTCCAGGTATCCGGTTAATCTATGCCCATGTATGACAATAGCGGAAGCCTAAAGGTAATAGGCGACCGAGCTGGCAACATCGCCATTCAGGACCCAACTGGTGCCACGGTTAACTCCACAGCATTCTTCATTCAGTTCAGTGGCAGTGCTGTCAGCAGCGTAACAACCGCCACCTCTGGTGTTATTGTCAACTTAGTTTCGGGTTCTGGTGGTTCTAGCGGTACTGGCAGTTCTGGTGGTGCCTTCAACAAGGGCGCTCTCTACAACTGGCCGGTGTTCCCTAGAAATACCATTGTGTGGCGCTCGGAGGGTACTCATACCCTAGGCAGAATCAGAGCCCTGATAAGCGGTTCCACAGGTGCCACGGCAAGCTGTCAGGCGTTCCGAAACAGCACCAACCCTCATCTCAGTGCGACCCTGGTGGCAAACGCAAACAACACCTGGTTTGATGGCGGCACCGTGGCAACTTCCTCCTATGTGCTTGGTGACTACCTACAGTTTAGACTTCTGGGCGTGAGCGGCACGATCGAATATGCCATTATACAGGCCGACTTCACGGCCTAAATTGGACATAAGGAATCTCTAGAGATGGCTCTCCGCATAAAAACCATAGAGTATGGGTTTACAAGTGTTACGGCCTCGTCGTTCACTCCACCGGACTATGCGGCGCATCCTGCCCAACTCATCAGTATCCCAGAAAGAACCAGCAGGACTTTCAAGTCGGTCTTTCTGTATCAGTATGCCCAACAGAATGTTGGTGCTGCTGCCACACCCACCAACTTGACAGCCTCTTTCAGGCTTTTCGGCGCAGATGCAACCACGCCAGGCGTACAGCGAACCACCGTAACGGCTTCCACCATGACCAACTCCGGTGAATCCCTGAGTTTTTCCTGGATAACGGATCTCACTGCCTACTTCACAACCAACTTCTCTGCCTCCTATCAGAACGTTTCGGCTGCTTTGTCTGGTGGCATGAGCGTTAGTGCTTTCTCCAACTTGTCCTCGAAACTCATCATCACCTACCAATTTGAGGACAGCACGGTCACCGGAAGCAACACTCTCATCAAGACTGTGAGAATTCCTCAGGACGGTAGAAACGGAAGCCTGACCACGGCTCTTACGCTGGTGGATGCCATTCCTCGTCTAGAGGGCTTCTGCCCTGAGGCCAATAAGACGTTCCGCAATATATTCTTCCAGATCGAAGGTCAAACCGGTACCACGGCCGCTGTGGCTCCTGATCCTGCCCTGAGCATGAGTCTGGATACCGAGCCTGGGCAGCCAAACTTCGGTATAAACGATACCCTGATCTCGGCACAGTATTACTACGGAATTTGGAACCGTAACAACATGGTCACCAGCTCCATTCACTGGCTGAGTGCCTCTGTGACTAACACAGCAACCCCATATCCTTCCCTGACAACCGTTCTCTACGCAACCTATGAGTATACTCCAAGCGGCACTACCAGTCTTCTCAACTCCATAATGCTTCCTCTGCGGCCGGATGGCGGTATCATTGGCGGAAGTACAACCGCTCTCAAGACTCGTTTTGCAACCTCCATTCCAATTGTGGACAGAGGTCCAATTTTGTTGATGTCCTCTGCTGTACAGTTCCACTATTCGGACGGAGCGGCGCTCGCCGTTGACATTCGGAACGGAAGCCAGGCCTCCAGGGTTTACTCCATTCCTGCCACCGTAAGAGCCGGTGGCTGTGTGTCACAAAGAAGATTTGACGGTGGTGCCATCGGTGGCGCTGGTATGACCCTGAACAGGGGAATGAATACTTTGATAACTGATGTGTTCAGAACCGGCACTGCGGCGGGCAGCTTGGGCACCGGTCTCAATGGGGTGATCTTCCTGAACTACACCTCAAGCGTAAATGGTGCAGGCGCAGAGTCGCATCCAAAAACCATCCTGACGCTTCTTCAGGAAACTCCGCCCACCGTATCTACTCCTCTGATCATCGTTTCTTCTTCTACCAATGCCAGGGGTTTGTCGATTCCTGAGTCCTACTACTACCTCTATTGCCATGGTGGCTATCTGCCAATTGTTTGGCGCAACACGGCCCATGCCGATGTGTTCCAGGAGTTGCACTGCTCGGTCGAGGCCAATGAGGCCGAATTGGGTGGCTGGAGAAGGCTTACGACCCAGACCCTGGTGGGTGACTCTGAGACTGGCGTGTATCCTATGTATTACTGTCCTCCAGAGGGAACCTGGAGGAATGCTCCAAACCTTCCCGATCTAAAGTCAGGTTCTCTTAACCCCACGCAGAACAGACAGTACAGGCTCACGGGCTTCCCGGCCTCTGCTGCAAGTCCTCAGGGTTGGCACGTTACAACCTACCACTCCAGACAATTTGCGAAGACTGGCTCTGTCTATCCAAATCCTGGTGCGGGTGTAACCGTCAGAACCTATAGAGACGACACCGATGAGTTGATCAGCAGCTCCAGCACGAATGCAAACGGGCAATACTTTGTGACCTTCCATGATGACACAGTGGATCTCTACTCAGAAACCCGGGTGTCTGCCGTGCTGGCCGGGCGTTCAAGTCTGTTCAGAGTTACGGCCTCGATCTAGTTAATCGCATGGGGGAAAGGACCCACGTCTAACATGAATCCAGAAGACATTTACCTTCACACAATTTTGCCAACCGGCAACGATGCAGACATTTTCTTGGTTGAGTCTGACATTGTTCTCATCAACTAAATAAAGGCTGCAGATGACCCAATACGATTCAAATGGAAGGTTTAAAATTTCATTTAGCTCAACCGGTGGCCCCCCATCCGTCACGACGATCGAGGGCTTTTCCGCGACGGACTACTACGAGGCGGCCCCCGGTGTGGCGCAGGGGGGTGCTACCTTTGCCGCCATTTGGTACGGCTATTTCATCGATTTCGTGGATGGCGCTGGACAATTCCTGATGGGCCAAACTTCCGGTGGCCTTACCGGCGGATGGGGATTGCAAGTCGGCGGTCGTGTTGCGAGCGGCGGTGTGACTCCGGTGGGGGTTTTTGCGGTAGAGGCAGGGCCGTCGTTTATCGACATCAACGAGTCTATAGATCAATCAACGGTCTGGCATCGAGCGGCGCCCGTTCACTATGCGATGTCGTATGTCAGTGCGGGACCGGGGCTGGAGTTGTGGGTCAACGGCGTGCGCGCCCGGTTTTCGCCTAATGCATCGGTAGCGGCGTTTCTGCCTTCTCCAACTGGCCAGTTTCGCCTGGGTCGTGGAGGACTTTTTGGTTTTGAACACGCACAGCATCAGGGCTTCATTGGGGCTGGGTATCTGACGAGCTCCTTGAGCGCATCAGACGTGCAGGAGCACCTCCAGGCGTGCCGCGACGCAGGGTTCGGGTTTGCGGCGGGTGCGTTGCCGTGGGTGCATCGCTGGGATGCCTCGGGTGGAGCCCTTGCAACGCTCCCAGACCAGGTTGGGACGGGTTCTCTGACCCGTGTCGGAACACCAACGTTTCGAACTCGTAGGATCTGATCCAAGATGGGCCTATACCATCTATACTTACACACACAATCCCATGTGAGGCCCAATGTCAAAAAGAATTCTGGTGTTGTCTGGAGGCGGTAGTAAGGGAGCCTATCAAGTAGGCGCAATCCAGGCACTTCTAGAATCTGGTAGCACTTGGGATGGTGTCTATGGAATATCCGTAGGGGCTCTAAATGCAGGATGGCTAGCCATGTTTCCAAAGGAACTTCAGGCAGCCAGCTTTGGAGGCCTTAGGGAGATATGGGACAAGGTAAGGAAGACCGGGGACATTTACGAACCCTGGGCTCCCTTGGGCCTAAACTACATCGCCTCTCTGTGGAAAGGTTCTCTCAACTCTGGCAAGCCACTGAGGAAACTGGTTGAGCAGTTTTTCGACATTGAGCAAGTGAGGAAAAGCGGAACCAAGTTGGTCGTGGGCTGCTGCTCCCTGAGCACCAGCCGCTATCACTCTTTCGACCAGGACAATGAATTCATCAAGGAGTATATCCTGGCCTCCTCACACCTTCCAGTGATCTTCGAGCCTCTGGAGGTAGAGGGTCAGCTCTGGATTGATGGAGGGGTCCGCCATCAGATTCCCATCCTGGACGCTCTTAAGGACGACCCGGATGAAATCGACGTTATCGTTACCCAGCCCATCACCAACTACGAAAACTCTGTCATCCCAAATGAGAAGATGAAAAGCGCCATTCAGGTAAGCCTTAGAGGGGCTAGCATCTTTTCGGATCAGGTCTACTTTGAGGATTGCATGAACGTTCTTCGAATCATCAAGGGCGAGGGAAAGAAGAACAACGTCAAGCGTGTGAGGTTTTTTGTTCCCTCGGCCATGCCGAACGAGGACAGCATGAACTTTGACGGTGACATGATTCAACGTGTCATTGCAATGGGCTATGAGGAAACAAAGAAGAAGCTTGAGGCCGAGTCTTCTGAGTCGGATGCCGTATACTCTCCTGACCTAGCGAAGTGACCTGAAATGCCCCTTCCCTCGCCTCCATATACCTATGACGATCCTCGTCTGACCTACAACGAGCACTGTTTCTACTACAACGGTGGCTATGACTCGGTGTGTCTCATCATTGGCTTTGACCGTAAGCGAAGGGTGGGTGTGGGTGGAGGAACAGCCTCTGGTGGAAAGAGACGTGATGAGGAGCTCCCGCCGCTTCCGTGGATCGACATTACGGTCTGCGCCCAGCTTCTCCAGGCCAACGAGGAAGAGGTTGAGGACAGTCTTGTCGTGACACAGGGAGCCAAGGGCGAGCTAGCTCCTGGTACCATTGCCCTGTTGGCGAGCCGTACAGACTCTCAGGAGCCTCAAATCAACTATCTGGCACAGAGAATCGAACCAGAGGCTCCTGAGCCTCTGAGCCCCGGCGTGGAGGTTGTGGCAGACCCAATTTTGGCCACGCAGGCTGGGAAAAACATTCCCTTGGGCAATCTCAGGTCGTCTACCAAAACATCGAGTATCATATTTAGAACAGAGGTCACGAGTTCAAAGGGTTCTTCTTCCGAGGAACCAAAGGTTACCAAGTCCCAGAAGTCCGTAGAAATCCCAAGCAATATCTCGGTCAATGCCGCTGTGATCCTCAAGAATCCTTCCGATAACAAGCCAAAAGAGTAACGACGACGATGAGTAACGACAAGAAACTAGACCTCAAACTGAATGACGACAACGAGTTGTCCTTCAAGCTTTCCATTGAGGGAACCGTTAGCGACCCAGAGTTGGCCTCGCCTCGTTACCGGTTTACCATCACAGAGCTTGGTGAGGAAGAAAAGGGCTGGATCTTTCCTGCTAGGAAAGAGGCTGATGACATTGTTACGGTTTCCATCCCGGCTCCTCTCAAGTCTGGCTTCAAGGCAAAGCGTGTATACAAGGGTACCCTCGAGGTTATCCTTGGCCGTCTTTACTTCTCGCCTGCGGAATTGCAGTTGGAGTTCTCGACCCCATTGGAAATCCAGGCCGAGATTGCCTCTGCCACAGGCCTAAAGACTCAGGAGCCCAAACCGCTTCTTTCAGAGGAAAGCCCCTCTGCCGAGCCCTCGGCTCTAAGGGAAAAAAATGACATGTACGATGAGGAGGAGATCCTTTCTGTTATTTCCGAGGAGAAGAAAGCTGCTCCACCACCAAGAAAAACCGCTCCTCCTCGAATTGTTCAACAGCCTTCGCCTGTCAAGAAGTCTGTTCCTGCTCAGAGGGTTCCTGTTCCTGGGGCGGTTGCCAAGAAGGCCCCAGCAGTAGCCAAGCCCACAACAAAAGAAAAACCAGCCCCTCTAAAGGAAACGGACGAGAAGAAGCTCTTTAAGGCAAAGCTCCTCAGCATGTTCAAGTCAGCCCTTAGTGACTGATACCGTTCCACGCCAGCGAGCTGATTCGGTTATTCTTATAGGCCTTGTGGCCAGCCTTGCATCGTGTGTGAAAAAATAGTGTTGTTGAACATCTCTGTGTCTAGAACCATGCCAGTCTGGCCTCTCAGACCCATGTAGTCGGTGTCAACACAAACACTGTCTCCAACCTGATATTTTCTATACTTGACGTAGTTCATGGTGAATTTACAGGTCTCTGTTATGGCACTTCCTCGTTCTTTGTGCATTCCACGGAGTCTTTAGGAGTCAACTCGGTGGCATAGAACGCCACAACCTCTGGTTGTTCTTTGTGTAGTGGAGAGACCAATACACTGTATATGTTGGGAATGTTGTCAACCCATGGGAAATTCACCTCAGGGAATTCAACTTCCTCAAGAATGATTCCTGAACTTTCATTGTACTTGCCGAGATAGGTGTTTTCACACCTGACAATCACCAGATCGCCAATCTTGAATTGGGTATTCTTCTTTTCTGTTTTCGTCACCTAACCAACTCCAGTTGCGGTTCAATGGCCCAATAGTACACGGGCTTATCGCTGTCTGTCCTCGACAAGAGGACGCAATACTCAATCATTGTACCAGCGTATGGCTCTTTCTCTACTTTCAGAATTACGGCTGTGTCCCCGGAAAAGGCCTTGCCGAATCTATGGATTTCGTAGAAATACACAAGGTCACCGACCTTGAATTTAGGCTCGGGTCTCACTGTCCCTCCTTAGAGCAGTTAGAAGGTAGCCCCAGAAAGCTCGAATGATGGGAGCTTCCTTGTCTGGGTGTGTCACCAACACAAAGTACAGAAAGCCATTGTAGTTGTCCTCAACCTCATCTACCACCACACCTATTGCGCTGGGATCTCGGTTGATAGACACAAGGTCACCGACCTTGAATTTGAATTCGGGGTTCATTCTTCCCTCCCTGTATCAGGGACAAGATCCATAACATCCACTTTGCGAGGGGCAGGAGTCTCTTTGGAAAAGAAAGTCATGGTTTTGTGGTGGTTAGGGTGCGAATAAGGTCGGATCTAAAGAAGGTTTCGAGAAAAGGCACCTCTTTGCTTGGCATAGTCAAGAGCACCTCACATTGCTCAAAGCGGAGAGTGCCATCCCTGGCGATTCCGTGGTCACGAACCACCATACCAACGGCCTCTCTGTAAACAGGAAAGAAGTCGCACAGTGATGGTGCAGGTCTTACGATATCGCCTATTTCTAGCCTGATAGGGTTCTTAGCCTGTGAGGTCATGTTGGTATCAGTATCAGATAGGTGGTGCTGAAATACTCAAGTCTAGGTGTTTCATAAAAGGGATGAGTGACAAGCACCGTGTAGTAGTATTCCTCCATTGCCATTGGATTGTTCCGTTCGATGCCTACAATCAAACCGGTAGAATTGTGATAATGAAATAGGGCTGTGTTGAAACTAACGAGGTCACCCACCCTGAAACCAGGACCTGTCATTTCTTCACCAAAATGAGACATACGGCGGGGATGTTCATCATCACAGGTTCCTCTCTGTTAGGATAGGTGGTGAGAATGTCGCAGTGCGGGAGGCGATCGGCCTCGTGCACGGCCACGACAATAGCCTTTGCCCCTCGGAGGCCAGTGAAGTACATCATACTTGTCGGTTCAGCAAACTCCACAATGTCGCCAACTTGAAAATTGTTCTTCATTCTGGCAACCATCGGCTAAGTTCAAATTCCCAATAGCTGTGCACAACAGGAGCTTCTAAGTCTGGAATGGACATTAGTATCCTATAGTTCCACCGCTGCCCTCGAAATTCGGCCCAATCTGATTTCCGACAAGTACAGGTAAGCACCATTCCCCTGACCCCTTCGTGTCTTAGGATGCTGCCCATGTTAAGGGCAGACTTAAAGTCTAGGCTCAGGATTACCATGTCCCCAACCTGGAACTTTTGCTTCTTCGGCGTAGAGGAGTTTGCATTTTCAGTCATTGTGCACCCGTCTAAGATTGCATTCTCTGAATATATGGAGACGGGGTTCCTCAGCCTTTTGCATAGAGAGGAGTACGGTATACCGTTGCGACTCCCCAATCCAAGGGTCGTAGATGACATCCACAATCATTCCCCTGGACCCAACGAAATCATGATGTGGGAGATTGCAAGGTTCCACAATGTCTCCGACCTTAAAGAATGGCACTGTCATGGGTCTACCTTTGCCGGTACAAGCTCATCCTCGAAGAAAACTCTCAATGTCGGTGTTTCAAGGTGTGGCTTGGTCAGTAGCACCTTGTAATACAAATCGTCTCGATCGTAGCCAACCACGATATCAACTGACCCTTCCAAGCCTCCGATAATTCTTTGAAGGCGAGCATCCGGTTCAACACGGTCTCCAATATTGAATCGTCTCATGGTACACTCGTTGCTTAAAGCCTACCATATTCACAAAGAGAGAATAAAGGAATTCCTAGCCAACCCGAATGATCGGGCAAATCTTCACGGAATCCTCGTAGTGGGACTTTCGCTTCTTTGCCGGGAGGGTGTCCCTTGACTTGGAGTGGTAAGGATGCGTGCGGCGAATCATCGGGCTTTCCGGCTGCACCATGGAGATATAGACTTTGTTCTCTTCCATGAAGTTCTCGTACCAATCAAGCTCTCGATGGAGATTTTGGATTTCGTATGTGGTGTAGTCCACCCCGTTGAACACAACGGCTTCCTTTTTTGACAAGAGCCTTTCCAGCTTCTCTAGGGCATTCAGATAATCCGAACGGACCTTGTTGAGTCTCTCCTTGGTCAGGGGTAAGGAGGCACCCACAGTGATTTTAGCTTTGCTCATATGTGCCATCCCCTCTCTCTCTCTCTCGGACCAAAATAAATAGGCGAGCCCACAGGGGCTCGCCAGGGTTGGCTCACAGAGTCCGCTCAAAAATTGTTGCTGGATCTACTTCTGAGCTTAGGCAGTATCGGCTGACCTTACCGTTAACGAGGAAGTCCACACGATAAGTCTTTCGTGCACTTAGGACCGTATATGTAACGAATTCCTTTAGCTGCTGCGCTCGGGCGGAGAGTACGGGGGGAGGTCCATGGAAACGAATGGTACCATTGGGCTCAAACCCAAATCCAAGCTCCTGGAGTGTGGTTCCGTTAGATCCAAATTTGAGCTTTTCGAAAATCTTGTTCTTCTCACGCAGACGCGTCTCCATGAAATTCCGAATTTCTGCTGTTCGATTCGAAATCTTCCGACCTCCGGCGTCTTCCGTGAGCCCAAGATACAGAAGTTGGTCGTATACTACTCGATAAAACCCGGACGTGGGTCGAATAACCTTGGCTGCGGGCGACCAGTATAGGTTGCTTGACAAGTTCGCAGCTAGCTCTGGGAGCTTCACTACCGGCAAATTCCAGATTGGATTGCTCAGAAGAAGCATGTTATTGAAGTCATGGAGTTGACTGGCCTCTGCTCCTCCACGTCGAAGGGTGGCTTCAGACGAATTGACTTTGTTGCAGAATCGATAGACCTTTCCCTTTTGCAGGAAAAATCTTCCTTTCGTGCTGTTAATGCGCTTTTCTGACTTGGGCCATGGAATGGCCTGGGCCTCACGGGCCCATTCCATGAAGAGTTTCGTGAGCCCTCGGCGCACAGCCGTCGCTCGTGCCCCATTTTGCACAAACTCGTTGCTCATTGTTCTCTTTGCGAACGAGTGTTGCTTCGGTCGGTTCTTTTTGGATCTCATAGGGGGGAGTGCTTTGGGAAACGGAATTCATTTGACAATGTTGATCGGAATCAGAGGGCCCTTGGGTCCGTGAACCTTGTTGTCCGCAATGTCATACATTTCCCGCTGCTGCTCCGACAAGGTCCAGTAGGAACCGGTGAGCTTATGGCGGAACACGAGCCAGCCCACGAGCATGTCAGGAAGCATCACGTTGTAAAGCGTGTAACAATCTGCGATCCCAATGCGCTTACCGAGCGACACAACGGAGGTGTCCACAGGAAGGGAGGCATGGTGCTGGGTTGCCGTATTGTTTGGGGCTCCTGACAGGAGGTGTCGATATAGTGCGGTGTTACGGTACTGCGATAGAAAACTCTCCCATCTCACTTCCCATGGAGCACTAGACTTAGCGCCAAACGATGAGGGTGAGGGCCCGCATGTGCAAGCCAACGGAAGATTGGTGAAAGTAATCCGTTCAGAGGTAACGAAAAGCCCCATGGGCAAACGATCGTACATGGTTCTGTTCTGTGAGAGAGTTTACTGGAAACCAAGCCTATTCGGCCAGGTCGTTCTTCCACTCGGTCTTGCGGCGCTTCTTTCGGCGCTTGTCCTCATGGGTACCGGCACCAGTACGAAAGGAAGCCTGGACGATCATGTCCGACTTGGCACCGATCACGAGATCAACGGTTGAGGGCAGCGACTTGCGTGCCTTCTTGCGGTTTCGGTTGCGGGCCTTGCGGCTATTCTTTCGAGACTTGCTCATGGTCAGACCTATAGATATGGGAGAAATCCCAACAATACCAGTATAACCCATTTCCGAGCCACTTTAAACCCTTATTTTGCAAGGTAAATTGGCTATTCATCAACGCTATATTTGTCGTTGAAGAATTGCCTTGATTCCGTATCTAGCTGTTTGTCCAGACTTGGGTTGCGAACAAGGTTCTCTTTGTGTTGATTGAGAAGAGTCGCCAGGGCGGGGCCTTCCTTTGCCGTGGCAGGAGCAGGCACCAGGAAGGAGGGCAAGGGCAAGGTTTTGACTCCTTGCCATTGGAGCATTGATTGCTGCCTCTGGAAGGCTCTCTGTGTCACTGTTCATCGCCTCCCTGAGGGAGAACCTGGGCTTTCGTTGAATCGTCATACTGAGCCTTAAATAGCCACCGGCTCGAGGCCCTTACGCAGGGACAAACGAAAAAGGACAATGGATTTATGTCCATTGTCCTCTTAAGGAAACAACCTAGGTCTTAGGTTACTTCAACTTACTTCACTTCCACTTACGAGCAGGAAGCTTGACGCTTGCGAGACCCTTGATGTGGCGCTGGAACGAACGACCAGCGTTCAGGGTTGCGGCATCCAGAAGGAACTCAGCCATGCGTGCACGACCAATGCGGTACTGGTAGGTTGCTCCGTTGCTGAAACGGATGCGGAGGGTTCCGGTGCCGTTCGAGGTGGTGGGCGCAAGGAAGGAGCAGCTACGAACGAAGGAGTTGTCGGCAAACTGGCGGTAATAACGTGCGGTCATGGTTGTATCTTTCTTTTGATGGTGAATCACTTTTGGTTCACCTGATCCGGTTTGTTGCCTATTCCTGCCATCATTGGCAGGCTCTCGGCTTTCCTAACCGGGGAGTCATCTGACATATATCAATGTATCACAGCATCTTTGAACTTTAAACCAGTTTCGTTTCTTCTTAACCCAGCTCTTTTTGGTAAAGAGCAACGTCCGCAGCACGACGCTTCTCCATTTCTTGGAGAGCCTTGCGGCCCTCCAGCAGCAATTGCTGAACCTGCTCACGAGTAAGCACTACTCCACGGTTCTTGGGTTGGTGGGGTGGCTGCTGGTGGATTGAGACCTGCTTTTCACCTTCTTCCTTCAAGGGAAGCTCAGGGTAAACATTCCCGACCTTGTCGGTTTCCATGAGAACAATGGAAAGGTGAGAATTGGCCTCATCCGTGGCTTTCTGGTTTGCCTCGGCCCGCTCGGGATCGGTTGTGCCAGACTCCCTGGCCAGGGAGAGATAGGCGACCGTGGCAGCCTCGTGGAGGCGGGAAAACTGAGCCCTTAGACGATCAATCTCGGTCAGCAGGTTGCGAAGGATGACACGTTGCGTGTTGTTTTTCCGCTCTCCCGCCATGAATTCCCTGTCGAGTTCTACTAATTTCTCACGGAGAAGCTTTTCTGTGTGTTTGTCCATGTGTGTGGGTACTCAGTGCTTTCTATGGTTGATTTCTGGGGCATAGGACTTGAGGCTCGGGTCACCTTGGGCAATAACCTCAGGAAGGTTGCTTGGATACGAGAATGCGGACCAGCCAATCCTACCTTCTCTTAGAAACTGAAAGTTCCAAACTGTCGTGGCTTCCTGCACCCACTCATTGCGATTCCGCTTCTTAACATAATTGATTTCCGAGGACACAAAGGAGCGGAGGACAATCATTTTCTCGTCAGCCTCCACTCTGATTTCCTTGCGGTTTCCGAACATCGTAAATACGCTCCCGGCGCTATCTCTGTAGAGATTCCACGGCGGCCATCGTGAGTGGAAATCCAGAGCAATTCCTCTGTGCTTAAAAGACTCTAGAGGCTCCAACTCATGCATGAGGCAGTATTGAGAGCCGGGCACGCACACCAGAGAACCAGGAGGATATGTGTAGTCCCCCGTTTCAAGCAGATTCGACTGCAAGGCCTCGATGTAGATTGTTTCAAGGGTCTGGAGAAACCTCGGATATTCCTCGGGGAGGTTTTTCCGAAGGTCATAGATTTCCCTGAGAGCATGCTGCAACTCTGTGGATTCTGTGGACATATTTTCCGTGGACACGTTGGCGCTCACAACGAAATGGGTGGGAGAAAGGTAGGATTGACTGGCAACAACAGATTTACCGGTATGGATTGAAGTTGGGATCGCCCAAGGTAACAATTTCAGGCATGTCCGTGTCGTCGGCCCAAATCCAACCGAGGGAGCCATTCCTCATAACCTGAATTTCGATGCCGTGGTCGTCCTCGGGCATAATCAGAGAGCGAGTAACAAGCAGGGGCTCAGAGGAGCAGTCAACATCTTCACTATATTGGCAGAGATATTTCATGTGAAGGTTGAAATAGCTAATACCCTCAGATATGGGCCACAGAGGCCACTTTGCAAAGAAAGCCGAAATTTGGGCACCGAACTGGTCCTCGGGCACAGTTAGAAATCCAATTTCCCGTATCCATGGTTTCCGTAGATTATCAGGCGACAGCGGCCACCGGATCATGGAACCAGGCGGGATCTGAGGACAGAGAGACACGACTCCCGTCTCTAGATCGAGGAGATTGAGAGTCTCGGCACGATCGAGAAAGCGGGGAATGTCCTCGGGGAAATTTTCTGAGGCCTGCTGGGCTTCCCAGATAATTTGTTCCCTGTATTTTGGATTGAATGGCGAGCGGTCGGAGGGGTGCATGGTCGAACCGTGTCCTTTGTTGCTCTCTATGGGAATCAGAAAAGACCAAGGCTCCCTCCGTGGCGGGAGGGAGCCTTGGGAGCTTTTACTCCTCAAACTTGTTGTAAGAGGCGTACTCCTCAAGTGCATCCACCTGAACGAAACGCAAGGTCTCACGCTCCGAGAGAACCTCATCCTTCTCAAGGAGAACAGCGGTCAGCTTGCCGCCGAACACGCAGCCGGTGTCGATTCCGTGGCAGGCACCACGGGAGTTGGAACCGTTCCAGGTCTTAGGCTCACCACGACCCACAACGTTGTGTCCGAAGAGAACGTCCTCGGGACCATCGTAGACTTCTGCCCAATAGACAGACTGAGGTGGCTGGCGGAAACCCGGCATAAGGAGCGGAAGCATCATATGCTTCGACTCGCTGATGAACCGGACCATGGTGAGGATCTCCAGGGGCAGAGTCTCAGGGTCACGGCCGGGAGTCATGCCAGCATGAACGATGATGGCATTGTTCTCAGGAAGGCGGATAAGCCCCGGAAGCTCCGAAAGCCAGTTAAGGTCATCCTGACTCAAATTCTGAATCGTGTACTCCTGATCCAGATCGGGCTTCATGGGATTGCGGTAATTCTTGTCCCTACGGGCACGAGCAAGGTGACGAGCCCTGCGAAGGAGCTTGCCCTCATGGTTTCCTAGGACGCACTCACCATGCTCCCGAACGAAACGAACCACGCCCGCACTGTCGGGGCCTCGATCCACAAGGTCACCGGCCACGATGAGACGGTCTGCACCCGGATCGAATTGCACCTTATCGAGCAAGGCCTTAAGCTCCGTAAGGCAGCCATGCACATCGCCCACGACGATCGTTCGCTTGAATTGCGTATTTTTGTCCATAACCTATAATAGCACGTTTTGCACAGCCTTTAAAGGCTTAAATTGCAAGGAAAACGTCGCTATAAATAGGGCTGGACCTGCGAATCTAGCTCAGAATTCCAGGAACGAATCGACCTTAGGGAGCCCGTAGTGGGCTTCTCCGGTGATGCAAGTCAGGTTGGTTTTTCCTGCTGTGAAGTGAGCCTTGCCGTGCGAGTGACCGCAGAATACCTCAAAGCTTACCTGAGGATTGCCATCGGCCAAACGAAGAATGGCGTCGCCCATGAGCTTGCTCGAAAAGAACGGAAGCCAGTCCCCGTCACTCTGCTTTCCATTGTAGAGGGAATTCTGAGGGAACGGAGGAATGTGGGTTCCGATGACGATCTTGGTGTGACCCGCCACAATAGCGGCTCGGGCACCATCCTCGACATGCTTTGCCCCTTCCTTGGCAAGCTCCTGGAGCTTCTTGTGCAACTTTCCGTTCAACTCGTGCTTAACCGAGTACACGTTGAGGCTATGAAGGCTTTTCAACTCTCTGATGATCAGAAAGTCGTTCATCATCAGCCTCGACTTACGGATATCCGAGTAAAGGGCATCGTACCAACCATCATGCCCGACCAGGGCTGTGGTGGTATTGAGACTCACGAATGGGAGGTTGTTAAGGTGCCTAAGATTGGGCATGGCAGTCTCAAGATCCTTGAGCTGCTGGCGAACATCCTGAATCCCGTTGTTGTAGTAGTCGTGATTGCCGAGAATGTACCAAATCGGAAAGTCTGGACCAAGGCCTTTTTGGAGGGCCACAAGATGATCCCTGATGAATACACCACTCGATATGTCGCCGGTCAGAAGAAGCCCCTGAGCACCCTGCCTCTGAATGCTGTTAACAAATCCAGTCAGGAGCCAGGGCTCGTTGATCGTGTGATCAAAGTGAGTGTCCGTGGCCCAGGCAAGTAGGAAAGGAGTGGGTGTGGGGTTGGCAGTCATGTCTCTAGCCTAACACATTACCAACCGAATTTAAAGCTTTTCTCTCGATTGAGATTTCTTCGGAGATTTTCATGGAGCATGTAGCGCCACGTCGGTTGGGGAAGGGTGGGAAGCTGGCAAATGAGATTGCCCTGAGCCATGCCCTCAAGATAGGCCTTGGCGGCTTGGTTTGCTCTGTCCAACAGAATGTCAGAAACATTCTGGTTTACAACCATGGAGTTGATCAGAATTCCAAGTTGGACCTGCACGACCACAGCATCCTCAGGATATTCCCATTCCTCTGCATTCAGAGAGACTTCAATGGCTTGTTGACGAAGCGTCGTGAAGTCCTCGTGAAGTATATGAGTTGGAATAGGAGTCACGGGAGCAAAATAGGTCTCAACGCTAGGAATGGCGATCACTTTTCAGTCTCCTTGAGCTTTTCCTCAAGTTCAGATACCAGAATCTTGAGACGTGAGGAGTCAAGAAAGGCAGACATTCCCAGATAGAAATACGCAATTTCCATGGAATCAAAAGCCCATCCCGCACCCAAGACGATGAGAGCAGTCACGAGGCCAGGGAAATTATACTTGGCGTAGTTCTTGAGAGTTTGCATAACGGTGCTTGAGGTCGTATTCATGGTTTACAGGCCCCTCTTGATCAGTACGTTGATGTTCTCATCGGTTGCTTCAACTCATTTTGAAGCTCTGCGAGTTTCTCTTGGGCCTCATTACGTTCCCTCACAACCCTTTCCACGGCTGCCAGGGTCGAGTCGTCGGTTTCCACTTCCCCTACAACCAAAGAGATTTTGGCGATGTACTCTCTAAGGGCATCGGATCTTTCTCGAAAGATTGCGAGATCGGCTTTGGTGGTTTCGAGGGCCTTCTCTGCCTTGGTGGCACGCTCAATCAGCGTACCAACGTTATTCTGGGCCGTTGAGAAGTCTGTTCCCTCAAAACCAGCCTCATTGAGAGCGGCAACCAGAGGATAGACATGCTCAGACCAGTTAACTCTCTGAGACCCGATAATGCTGTTCCGAATGCCGTTGATCTTGTTGAGGGCCCTGAGAGCCATGTCGGTTCTCTCAAGTTCTTTCTCTGCCTTCTCGGCTCGGGCACGTTCAATCCCAATTTGGGTTTTGCAAGCCTCAAGCAATTGATTTGCATCTTCCTGAATGCGGATTTCTTCAGCGGTGGCAGGCTTGGCTGCAATTCCACTGGAATCAGTCTCTCCAGGAAATGGAGGCATGGATTCGGTATACTGTCCTTCCATAATGGAATGGAGTACACCCGCCCATTGCTCTGCATTTCGGGGACGGAACATAAGCTGACCGTCTCGCTCGTTCAAACGCTCCGCAAGAGCCAGGAGCCATTCATCTTTCGTCATGTTTACTCTCCATCCTTGGCGGGGCAGTAAAGGTCGCAGGTGTTGATGATCGTGTTCATGGCGAACCAAGCCCTGGTATCAATGCAGTCCAAAATCTGCCCAGCATACCATTCCACCTGTTGCTCGGGCGTCATCGACTTGTTGCCTAGATGGCAACCTGCGACCAGGCCACGCTCGGCAAGGGCATGCCTAAGGGTTTCAGCGACCATCATGGCCTCCGTAATGTGCCCATTGTCAAGATCCTGGATTGCCTTGCGAACGATTGTGCGTAGGGAAGTCATGTTTCCTCGTTTATCAAATTGTTTCCGACCAAGTGTCCTCTCGGGAGCGAAACTCGGCCTCATCGAGGACTTCCTCGATTACATGCCAATCCCCGCCACGCCAAGTCCAGCCATTCGTCTTCCAATGTTCCCTTACGGACTGCTCCCTAGGAGCCACAGCAGCCTCGGCAGAGGCACGGTCTGCGAACAGATAGGCCTCGGGATGCTTGCCTGTCTCTGTGTTGCCAGAGGCGTCAGCCCAATAGAGAATGGTCTGATCGGCAGGTGCTAGAACGGCGTATTTCATATGTTTCTCAACAGTCCTTAGATGGACTTGGTTTCCCTGTCTGTTTCGATTTCCGAAACAGTTGACGCGGCAGCCTCTAGAGCAGCATCCAGCTTTGCCACAAGGTCACGCCATCCACCACCAGAGCTGTTTGGCGCATGATCAGGCTGAATTTCATCGGGGTCCAAGCCCCATCGCACATGCTGTGCGGCCTCACGGAGGGCAGCTAGCTTTGCCTCGGCCTCCTCAGCCCGCTCCCTCAACTCGTTCATTTCGAGTTGGGTGGGAGACTGCGTTAGGATATGATCAATCTCTCGGTTCCACCACTTGTAACGCTGGATCACTCCAACGCCCACAGGCCAGAAGTCACCGCAGGCAGAGGGACCAACATGCTGTCCGCCCTTTGGCTTCTCAAAGGAACGAATAGAAGCCTCAAACTGGCCCCTGAGGGCCTCAAGTACGTCTCTCTCGGTCTTCATGGCTTAGGACCTTCTCCAAAAAATCCACCAAATCGCAATTACGGCCAATGCCGAAATAGCGTTATTTACAACATCAGGCCAAGTCATATCACTTACCTCCACTAGTGGGCCAGAAATAGGTCTGACCCGGACTTTCATTCCAATTCCATCGTGAATACCAATCAGGGAGCTTTTCAAGCAAGCGTGAGCGGTGAGAGGAATGAACCCTCTCGTCCCCAATCCAATGGGGTCTGGTTCCGTCGTGATTTGTCAATGCCTGAAACTTAGGCAAAAGGGTATCCTTGTATCCCCTGGAGCGCCATTCCTCACAAATGGCAGTTCCGTACTCAGCCAGGGCAGGAACATGACCTTGCCACATTTTTGTGGCAGGGTGGTTCTTCCATCCATAACCGGGCACCGTGAGAGCCTGGATAATCTGCCAGGTCTCTACTCGCTGCTTGCCAAGCCGCATTCTATCAAGCCACTTTGCACTTTGGGCAAAGTCAGGAGAAGGCAAAAAAGTCTGCATGGTTACCTCTAGTCGTCCAGGGACGGGTCATAGTGCCAAGGGGTTAGAAACTCTTTGTCAATGCAGAAAAACTTGAGATCCAGGAGAATGATTGCCTTGCGACCAATCATTTTTATCACAAGCCCGACCTCATCACGTTGCAACACTCGGAAATAGAGCTTTGTGAAACTGGTGTCGAGCGGTAGTTTGTCAATACCTTGCAATTCCTCTTTGGTGATTTCGAAAATGAAGGGACCGAGCGCCTCAGGGAGATAAGGTTTCCATCGTGGCCTTACCAGCATACCGATTTCGATTATCGGATGGTGTCTCTCAAGAAACGAGGCAGTTTCGATTTCGTCCATGTGCACCCACCCAAGGGGATGCACATAAATATCCTGCTCTGGTCAGTCCCTAGACGGGAAGAGGCTCGGGTTGTCGAAGTCTAGATAGAGAATGTTCTCGGCTTCCCAATCCTTCTGGATATCCAACTGGAGCTTAGGAGTGGGGCTCACTCCATCAATCTTGACAACCAAGGGAAACGTCCACTCGGGAACCATAGGTTCCTGCTGGTGCTTCTGTCCGAGCACCCGACCCAAAATCTGCTTTGTCTTTTCGTATCCTGCCGGGGTACGAGGGTCGATGTGATTGATCATCAGATCCATTACGACCTGCTCTGTCAACCAATTGAGCATCGAGTTAATCCTACGCCGGTAGGTTCGAATCTTGTTCAAGTTGCCTCGCCTTCTGAGTTTTCCTCAGGATTCGGGGGCGTGAGGGCACCAGGAATGGGCACGACACCAGGCATAGCCAGCACCTTCACGAAGGTACCGCCGAAAAGGTTGTCACCAGCCTGGTGAATCTTCTGGTAGTTGTAGTGAACCACGATTCCATCATAGAGGAAACGCAGATAGACCCAGCTACTCCAGTGATCGTAGGCCGGACCAAGATAGGTCACCATGCTCTGACCCTCAATGGTGATGTACTCGGTCTCGGCGGTCTCCTTGGTGGAGGGAACCGGGTCACGCTCGATCATCGTCTGTGCGTCCACGGTATGAACGACCTTGACGATATCGCCCACGTTGAGGCTGTGCTTAGCGGCCATCTCAAACTTCACGTCCAGAAGGCGACGATTGATAATCGCCTTAGGGGCCGGGCCTGCCCGTCTCTCTCTACGTTCCTCTAGAGCCATACGATTTCCTCACAAAGGGGTTGTGCGTTGTGTCTATTCCATTATAGACCGTTTTCGTTCTGGTTTAAACCATTTATTCTGGGCTCAATTTTTACTAGATAGGCCTCAGGCGTCAACAGAGCGAAGGTATGATAGACTTTTCCATCGAACAAAATTCTGATCTCAAGAGCTCCACTGATCTTTTCTACGGAGGAAAGGAATACCACGACGAACCCTCCATGGAGGGTTCGTGAGGCGGATCTTGGGCGGTATCTAGGGCTGGAGGGGTAGTAGATGGCATACAGGCCTTCATGAATTGGTCGAAATTCCTGCAAGTCATTGGAAGCTAGTTCTGACACGGGAGCCCAAAGCAAGGGTTCCTTAACGGCTGCCATGTCACCTGCCTGCAACTTTACATATGGCCTCTGAACCCAGAGCGGCCTTGCGGTCTCTGGGTTGGAGTCGTCATATGGCAGAAGATCATCAAACGATGTTTTTTTCTTCGTCATCGGGAATTTCTTCATCTATCGGGGTCGCAGGGGATGCCTTCGAGGCCTTCGAGGCCTTCTTCCTAGGACCCACGGGTGCATGCTCCTCTAAAAGCTGGTCGATCGTATCCTTTACCTCTTGATCGGGCTCCATGTCACAAAAGACCTCGAAGGCACGGGCAAAATCCGTATCATACGAAATCTGATCCTTTTGAAGTCCGGTCAGGAAATCCAGGGCATTGCTCTTGGTTACACTCTTGCTGCGAAGAAAGTCCTCGGTGGTCTGCCTGCGCCGCCTGAGAATGTCCGTGATGTTCGGAAAACCAGGCTTCACAAGGCTTTCAAGGGCAGCGATCAGTCTTTCGCGAAAGGAAGGGCTCTTACTCATTTTCTCTTACCTGCCTGGTCTTCCTCATGGACAACATGCAGAATGTCAGCCAGGGCATTGTGGACCGTTTGATTCTGAAGAAGCTTGGATAGCTGCGCCTTGGAGAGCTTTGCCCCGGCCTGCTTGGCCACATCATCCAGGAGCTTCGTGAGGGCAATCATAAGCTGATTGCGTGCGGTGGCATGATTCATCTGGTAGCCAGCCTGAGTCATAACCTCAGCAATCTTACGGAAGTCAACACCACTCTCGAGGGTGATGTACTTCCTGGATGAGGTGGTCTCCGTGGATGCAGTTGTTTTCTTTGGGGTTTTCACTTCTGTTTCTCCTTCTTGGGCTCTCCATCCTCAGAGAGGTCGGACTCAATAGAGCCGCTCAGAGAGGATCCCGATGGGATAAAGCCCTTAAGCAATTGGGTGACGAATTGTAGCTTGGCTTCCTTGGACTCCATCTCGGTGTCCAACCCGGCCCTCTTTTTCTCTGCCTCTCGTGCCTTGACCTTAGAGGAAATGTAGGCTGTGAGAAGGTCGGAATACATGGCAGGGGCACGGCTGGTTGCAACGTATTTTGTGAGAGAGGCACAGTCATTTCTGCTGGCCACGTCCCTTGAGAACAAATCTGGAAAGGCTCCACCCTCTCGGTCGAAATAGTTTCGATAACTACCAGACTCTCCCTTTGTAACCGTCTCCAGGGGTTCAATGATGGACTTCTTCGGAGGCACCGAGGAAGAAGTGGATTCTTCAGAAACGGAAGGAGAGTCGTTATCTAGGGAAATGTCTTTTGTCATAGAGAGATTCTTTCACACCAAGGGAAATGGGTCTCAAACGGATTGGATGATGTCGAAACGGAGGAGCAATACAAGTCTTTCTCTTTCCGAAAGCTTGTCCAAGGCATTTTTCACTAGGTCGCTTACGGCGGCCCCAGAAAAGAGCATTTCTGTGTTGAGTTCTCGCTCATCTGGAATGGTCTCGGCCAGGGTAGGCTCTCCGTGCTTGGATGGTTCATCAAAGGAAACGATATTCTTTGTCTGGCCAGCCCTGGTAATGGACTGCATCATCTTCTCGGAAAACTCCGAGGACTTATAGTCTGCTAGTACGCCGCCCAGCGTTCTGTTCTCAGCGGTGAGCTTTTTGGCTAGCTTGCCCTTTGCAATCCTGACATGGCTGGGTACATGAATCATGGGCTCGACATTGAGCAGGAAGCTGTTAACGGACTGTCGAATCCACCAAGTGGCATAGGTTGAGAAACGAAAGCCAAGCTCAGGCTTGAAACCCTCGATAGCTGACATTAGACCAATGAGACCTTCCTGCATGAGGTCTTCCTTGAGGAAAAGGAAGGAACGATCATTGGCATAGAATTTTGTGACAATGTAGGAGACGAGAGGGGTGTTCCTTTTGATCAACTCATTGCGAGTCTTCACAAGCCGATTGGCCGAGTATTCGAAGAACAGTGGATCAATTTTCTGCTTGGTTGCAGGACCGGCCTGGGTGGCCTCTGCATTGAATTCGGCCACAATCTCACTGATTTCGACTCTCTCCTCTGAGGAGAGACCATTTAGATTGTCAGCAGGTGGTGACTTAAGAGGACCGGCACGTTCGATATGGGGCGTAGGAACATGAACAGACGAACTAGAAACTTTCTGGGTGGTTAGGTGGGCTTTCATTTGTGAATTCCTTGGGAAGCGGCAGCTTTACCGGCGTAATCGCAATGTGATTGGTCGAGGGGGTAACGACCAGACTCGACGTGGGTCGATCGGGCTCGGCAGGGGCCTGTGCCTTTTTACTGGTGCGGCGTGAGGCCCATGCTATGTATGTCATAGCATACTTTGACTTCACTTTCTCGTAGTTTCGACGGTTGACTTTGAGATTAAGCCTAAAACACAATCGAAGACCTGTCCGCCAAGCCTCAAGTTCTTCCTCAATGCGTGCAATGCTTACTGGTTGGGTACCTCCTGTAAACTCATCAAACACGGCTTCGTATTTTGAAGAGTAAGCTCGGTTGTTCTGAAACATGAGCATATGACCTAGCTCATGCAGGAAGACATAAAAAAGCTCCTCTTTGTTGGTCCTCTCCTTGAGGCGCACGCTCTTACGAGCCCAATCAGCCCAATCATTCTTTGCTTTTGCACGGTAAATGACAGACCATTTTTTGGAAGCAGCGTATTCCTCAAGCAATTCCAGTTGTTTTTTCCAGTTGATTTTCCGATTTCGAGCCATACAACACCGAACCTGCTATAGGTAAGTGTATCACAGCAGACAAAATCGCCTATTGTATTTTTCTCAACCACACCATTTTGCGAGCCCTAGGTTTTTCGCCTCAAAAGAAGCCTGAGACTATCGGGCTCATACACGCAAGAAAGCCGATTTCCGTAAGAAAATGGGAAACTTAGAGAGTCTCCATCGGGGCTTACCAGACCTTCTCTCATGTAGGAGCTAATCCAGATCGGGGCATAGCTATTCGCAAATCCCTCAACAAGGTCGGTGGAGCGAAACTGCGTGGCGACGCCGGGATGAGTGAATCTCTCTCTGACCCGCCACTGCATACGATTGTCCAAGTCGGGTTGGACATAGCCTCCTGCCGAGCGCATCGCCGCATGAGAGCCCAGAGGGGTACAGAGCCAAATGCCGCTGCTGATGTGAGCGGTGCCCTTTCCATCGTGGCCGATCCAATACTTGGAAACAGCGGCAGGGTGAGCAGCCGATACCAGAATGTCGTTGACAGCCACGCCTTCCTTGAAAAGCTCTGTGTCCCTGTAGACGTAGTAACGGATGACGCCCAGGCTCTCGAAGGCGAAGGAGCTTAGATTTCCACTTAGAAGGCCCTGCTTGCAGTAGTGTTCAAATTCCGTCACGCTTCCGCAGGAATAGAAACCCACCGAGGTCAGTGGCGAGGAGTTGATTGAAATGATGGGCTGACCAAACCTGAGGTGTCGGGCTCCCCACAAATAGGTGCCGTCACCACCGAAGGCGATAACGAGGTCGGCCATCTGGTACTCAACAAGTAGTTCGGGCTCTGAGAGATTTTCTCTACAGAAGTAATCCACCGTGATGAATGGCTCGCGAGCCTCAAGAATGGCCCGGAGACGACCTAGGTCTCGGGTGTGCTCATTATGAGCCAGCAGCATCGTGGCGGTCTCAGGCACCTGAGCATGAATCTTATCCTGCACAAGAGAATTCTCGTGCAGAATTGCCATCTCGTACTGAGAGCGTTTCGCAAGCAACGCCACACGCATCTTTGTTTGCATAACCGGTATCCGATATCCAGGAGTTGAACCTGGCACGCTAAGCTTATAAGGCTCGGCAGCCCAACCGGGGTCTCATATCGGGCTTTCTTTCTAACTATAGCACACCCTACTTGAGAGGATAAACGGTTATCATCAAGGAATAGAAATGCACCGATAGTCCTCATCCTCGAAGGCACAAGCCTCAAAGGTTGAGAACGAACCCCAAATATCGCTTACCTGAAGCGTCCAGGCAAGATCCCAGGCTGAGTCGGATATCGGAGCGACCGGTTGGTACCCGCAAGAAACCTGATTGCAGGCACCCAATAGGAATACCGGCAAAAGAATCCAGGTCTTACGGGACATGTTACTCGGTCTCAACATACTCAGTTAGAGCCAGTGGCAAAGCTGCACAGAAGGCCCGTGCATCGTCCGAGGGCTCAAGGGCAACTGCCGTGTAGGCCATGCCAAGGTCAGGCTCTTGGAAAGAGGCCCATCGAAACTTCTTCTCGATAGCCTGCTGCATGATCAGCACCAGAGCCTTCTCATTCTCAACAGAGAGAAAGCAAAGGTGGTTGCTCCTGGAGAACCACTCGGCTTCAAGCTCAGAGTGTCGAGCAATGAATTCACGAAACGCATGACAGGCCTGCACAGCCTGCGAACCAGGCGGAAAATCCCTCCGTGAGATCAGATAGAGCTTTTGGTTGAAACGCATTGAGCATTTCCCTTCAAAAGGGGTAAATGTTGCTATCAGAGGTAATAACCGAAACGTCTGAGGTGTTCGTTCACTTCCTCAAGGGAATAGCCCATTGAGGTTTTGCCATTGTCGTCAACTGTTTTCATTGCGGCCAACATTTCCCTTAGATACATAAGGTCGGAGCAGGCCGAGGCCACATCGACAACCTTTTGATAGTTGAGGGAAACTGCTGCAAAGGCAATCTGAACAGCTAAGTCCTTGTCGAGATTGGAGAGAACGACACTCAGCGCATCTTTCGATTTCTTTATCTGGGAAGCAGCATCATCAGTTGCCATATTGCCTAAATATGGCGATGAAAATGAGACTTGTGTCTCATGTTAAACCTGGCGTGGGTTTGCGGCCAAGTGAAGTCGAACACCTATAGCCGCAAACCCACTTCCCCTAATGGCATTCCCGATATGCGTTGGGGCGTGTGTGATGGCTGGTCTGATTTGCAGTCAGGGATTTCATCGCACGACATATCAGTATTTAGAGCCTAGACACCGTAGAGACAATACATGCGACTCTAAAAAACATGTATTGTTTGACTTACCCCTACAGAAATTTGCGTTGCGGTCGTTGGGCTCGATCGCGCAACATGGAAGCTTTGATATCAGGTGAAATCGGGAGCAACCTCAACGCTCCCCCGACCGTACATTTCAAATTCGCTTTCTCGCCAGCTAAGCTCCTCAACGAGGACCTTCTTAGCAGCACCAGAAACATTCTTGTTGGAAACGGCGTCCTTAAGGACTGCCAGGAGAATGGCCTGGTGGCCTCCTCGCAGTGTTTCATCGCTCAACTTGAATGCGTGGGGATCCGAGGCAAGTCGGCCCGTGGCAATCTTTCGCCCAATGTCACGGGAGAAGCGATCACCCTTGTTGACGGCGTAGCCTCCCATCAATTGGACCTTGCTGGGATGACAAACGGCCATCTGGTACTCCAGGATATTCTGGTCACCATTGATTCGGGTGGCCAGAGTGATCACTCGATCCGTACCCTGAGCATAGGTGGGCCAAGAGGCCCGGTTCTCCATCGTGAACCGGGAAAGGTCTGCATGCTGCGTGATGTAGAGGAAATGCGTTCGTCCAACCGAGGGGCTGACGGCCGAGGTCCAACCCTCCCTCCGAGAGGGGAGATTGGGTTCGATGGCCTCACCAGGAGCCCTGCGCTTTGTGACCGGAAGCGACTTGGACTTGCTGCCCATCTTCTTGGGCGCAACAGGCTCCTTGGTCTTTACTGCCTTGGACACAGCCTTGGTGACTGCCCTGACAGCCTTCAGGGCCTTCTTTTCCTTCTTATCCTTGTTCTTCTTGGACATGACTTTTTGTGACTTTCTCTTTAGGAGGACTGTTTGACACTTGCGGAAGTTTGCGTGCTCCTTGGATTACCTTACCCTAGCACACTCACTTTACCCTTTAATTGAATTCGGGGCGGTCCCGAAAGACCGCCCCGTTTTCTTGTTACTTTACCCTAGCCGGTAAATCAACTCCTATCAGCGACGAGCACCTCGGGTGCGGGGAGCCGGGGCTCCACCAGCCGCCCCGGCTGCTGCTGCCTGGGCAGCGGCCTTCGTTGCCGCCTTGGCCTCTGCCGAACGGCGCTCGGGCTTCGGAAGGTCTGCCACCGATGCGCCCGTGGCTGCACGAACGATCAGGGGCATCACATACTGGTGAATCATTGCCTGATTCTTGCTCGACTTCTGGATGTGCTGCCAGAGCGTCATGCGGGGCTCGGGAGCCAGGTCGTACATGCAAAGAGCAAGCTCGATTGCCTGGTCCTGGTCGAGAACGTTCTTCTTGATCCAGTCGCCGAGCTTGGCCGTGATCTCCACGAAAATCTCGTTGGAGGTCTTGCCGAGCTTCACAAGGGCCTTGTCCCAATCCGCAAGGATCTCGGCGGCCGAAACCTGACGGTCACGCTCGGCACAGAACTTCTTGAAGAGACCAGCGGCGTTGATTCCGACGAAAGCGCCCGTGAGAACGTAGAACATCGGATCTTCCACGTTGTCATAGAGCTTGTGCGAGCGAAGCTCCTCGTCAAGGGCCACCCAGGCACGACGATCGGGATACTTCTTGTTCGACTCGAACGGACCCTCGTGCTCGATCTGAGCCTCGTTCTGACGGCAGAATTCCACCAGGGCTCCATCGCAACGGGTCGAAATGTAGTCGATCCACTCCGCACGGGAAGGGTTCAACTCCACGATCGCACCACGGCTTACCTCGGCAGGATCGGACTGGTTCACCGTGTAAGCGTCGCCGATGTTCTCAGCGATGGCGATGAACGTCTCGTCGTGGAGACGGTTGCCGTAGAAGGCCTTGGAATCGGCAAGCTGGAACACGGCCTGCTTGACGCCCTCAAGCGCCCGGTTGCGCTCGTCAAGGAAGAGAACCACCGGAAACTCGCATGCCTGAATCAGCCAGTCAACCGGCTTGAACATCGTGGACTTGGAGTTGCCGTCGAGCATGGGGAGACCGATGATATCGCCCTCCGTCATCTGCGAAAGACGGCGCTCGATCACGGGCACGCCCATTTCGTACTTCCATTCCGTGACCTGATTCTTCGCACGAAGGTACGGAAGCGACCCACCAAGGGCCTTCACCATACGTGCGCAATACGAGGGATCCTTGTAGGCCTCGCAACGTCGGGTGCTGGCACCCTGGTAAATGCCCTCCGACTTACCCACGGCGTGACGCCCACGCACCACGAGCGTGCGATCGGGAGAGAGCATCGTCATAAGACGCTGCATGTTCTTCATGGAAACGGGAAGGGAAAGACTCATGTTGGAAACTCCTTTGAACGGGTTGTTTGTGGATTGCTAGGGTAACTCGGTTTGCCCGTCCAGCCAGAGAAGCCAGCCAGGCGGTTTATCAACCTTTGTTCGATATCTAACTGTAGCACGGCCTGGGGCAACATTTAGCTATTATTTTTCAAGGGAAAACGCATGTTTTTGGGTCGGTCCCCTTGCCTTCCAAGGGGGAAACAAAATTCGTACTAAGGGAATTTCCCTAATTGAAACAAAAACGTAATCCCCTAGGTCTCCCCTAATTGGTAGGGTTCCACTCTTCCCTGGTTTCTGGAATAAATGCCCAGAAAAGCAGAACAAAATAATCGGACAAAGCTCTCTGGCCGATTATACTTATGGAACGGGTACTTAGTGTTCGAAAACTGGCCGTTTTTCCTTGCGAAAAATGTCTTTAAAGTGCAAGTGAAGTATGCTAGGATTTTCCAATGACCACCAACACCGCTAATTCGCCCGCACCGAACGCTCCCACGACGGAGGAAGCCTCTGCTGAATCTCGTGCGCCGGCGATCGATCCCGAAAACTACCTGCGCCGCTCGGACGAATTCGATGCGGATTTCCTTGCGCTCTACATGTGGGATCCATTCCTGGGTGCCGTGAGCATGGACGTAACGAAGTTTGCCGATCCCAAGTGCCCAACGGCCTACATCGGTATCCGTAAGAACGGAGCACGTTTCGACGTTGTGATGGGCTACAGCCCCAAGTTTTTCCGTGGCCTTTCTTCCAACGAGCGCCAGGGCGTGATCAAGCACGAGCTTTATCACATGATCTTCCAGCACATTTTCTCTCGTGCAGTGGCCGAGGGTTCCGACCAGAAGCTCTGGAATTGGGCGACTGACATGGCGATCAACTCGCTCATTGGCGCTGAGAACCTTCCCCGCATGTGCCTGATTCCGGGTCAGAATCCGATCGACCCCAAGACGGGCAAGCCCATTGAGGGTCCTTACGCAACCTACATGAAGTCGGCCGCAAAGCTTCAGGCCAGCGACCACTACTATGATGAGCTTCGCAAGATCCGTGATGAGAATGGCGAGAACACCGACGACTTCGCCATCCTGAGCAGCATGGACAACCACGACGAGTGGGCGGACATTGATCCTGAGGTCATGGAAGAGTTGCGTGACAAGGTGAAGGGAATGATCGCCAATGGCGCTCGTCGTGCAGACCGGGACAACTCCTGGGGCACCGTGAGCCACGCCATTCAGGAGTACATTCGCAAGCTCCTGTCCAACGAGGTTGACTGGCGCTCGATCATCCGTAACTTCGTGGGCCGTGCTCGCACGCTGGAGCGTTACTCCACGATCAAGCGAATCAACAAGAAGTTCCCCTATGTGCAGCCCGGCGTGAAGCGCCCGATGCGTGCCAACTTTGCGTGCTTCATGGATCAGTCGGGCTCCATGAGCGACGAGGACATTGCCCTTCTGTTCAGTGAGCTTGGCAACCTTGCGAACCTCACGACCCTGGACGTGTACCACTTCGACACGGAGATTGACGAGAAGAGCCATCACGTTTGGAAGCGTGGAGACAATACGCCCAAGCAGCTCCGCACCCGTGGTGGTGGCACGGATTTCCAGGCAGTTGCGGATTTCTGCAATCGTCAGGAGAATCGCCATCGCTGGTCGGGTGTCATCATCCTCACGGATGGTTACGCCCCGAAGATGGGCGCAATCAACGGAGCCCGAACGCTTTGGGTGGTGACGCCCACGGGCACCTTGGAGCACGTTCGTCCCGGCGACTTGTGCTGCCAGATGAAGAAGGACAACGGTCAATTCAAGCGGTACTGACAAAAGGCCCCGAAAGGGGCCTAGCGTCGAGTAAGGCCTGCCCAAGGAAGGGACCAGGCCTTTTCTTTTGACCTCAAACTCAGAGTATAGAGCATGCTAGCACCTCTTGATGAATTCGAAAACTATGGTCAGGTGTCTGTGAACGCCCAGGACTATTGCGCTCGGTGGCAAGACAAGGTTGGCATGCTTTATACTCCGAAGGGCATAGATGAGATTGTTCCAGCCGTGCTAGGTGAATCTCAGCACGGTTTGGGATTTGCAAAATCCGTTACGGTCGAGTACTCCAAGGCTTGGTCCTTTGGGAAACAGGACGACGAAGACGACGATGACTTAGAGAATGAGGAGGATCGCCCGATCGGGATGTTCCTGGGGATGTTTCCAACAATTGTTTCAGGGGCATTCTCACAAAGTGTCTATCGCAGCTACTTCCTTCCCGTTTTTTTGCTCATGGATAAGACCGTGGTAATGTATCCTAGCGGTTACTACTTCAACCGGTTCACATCCGACAAGGATTCGTGGTTTTGGGAGAAGTTTACTCTTGTCCAACAATGGAGCAGGTGTACTTCATCCCACACTTGCAGCGTGGGAATCACTCAGTTTGCATGGAAGCAGATGTACCATGAGGTACGCCCATGAGACGCTATCCCTATTGGGAAGCCAGTGTTTACGCTGTTTTTGAGCGAAACGCCATGGACTACCTAAAGAAGTGGGAACCCATGATTGGTAAGCTCTACACCATTAGGCGAAGCCTCAATGATGTCAACCTGACGCAAGTTAAACTTGTGGACTCGGAACACGGCTTGGATTTTGCGCATAGTCTACGCGTGCTTGAAGACAGGGGCAGTCTGGGGTTGTTTGGACCTGAACCATGCCCAGCGGGCATGTTCCTAGGTCTCTTTCCTTCGTTTGACTATACAGGCGCTGATGAGGTGGTTTTTAGACCGGTGTTTTTGCGTGATGAAACGCTTTGCACTATCAGCCTCGATCGACGACCTCACGCACCCGGTCTGGGCAGGCGTGGTGCCGCTGCGCCCCGGTCGCGAGCAGCGTTCACAGAAACCGACTCTGATAAATGGCAGGTCTTTGATTTGGCTTGCCGCTTTAGCAAAAACACCTCAGTCACGCATGTGGCCTTCGGCCCAACCATGGTTGCCTGGAATGAAGTTTTTTGCGAGCTTCCCACAAATTCCCCTTAGGGAATAATGCCTTTAAAGGCCCTCGCATTCGTGCTATACTAAATTGATCAGAAATTCGCAGAGAAACAGGTTCAAAATGATGAAGCACAACAAGACCAGCATCGAAGCCCAACTCAACCCGAAGTGCGTGATCCTCCGAGGAATCTCTGGCTCGGGGAAGAGTACCTTCATCGCCAAGAATCTTCAGGGTGCGGAGGTGTGCTCGGCCGATAACTTCCCGGACCTTTACGAGGGACCGGACAAGGTTTTCAACCCCAAGAAGCTCGGGGATGCTCACCGATGGTGCATGCAGAAGTTCATCCGTGCCACGACGCACCTCGATCCCATCGGTCGAGCAAACCTTGTGGTGGTGGACAATACCAACCTCATGCTTTGGGAGTTCATGGGCTATGTCCAGATTGCTGGGGCCATGGGGTATGAGGTCCAGATCATTCAAATGGACACGCCAGTTCACATCGCTGCAAAGCGCAACGTGCATGGCGTTTCCATGAACAAGGTCGAGGACATGAGCCGTCGTTTCCAGCGAATCCCACCTTTCCTTGGTTTGAACGAGAAGATCGTCAAGGGCGTCTGAGACTCACTAACCAAGAAACTCTCTAGTAAGGAAACAGGAAAATGGGTTACATCGCACATCACGCCATGGTCATCACCGGTTGGGACGACGACACCACCGAGCGGGCTCACTCCTTCTGTACGGAGCTTGGGCTTAAGCCCGGTCCGATCACCGAGGTTCAGGTGAACCTCTATCGGAGTTTCTTTGTGCCCCCGGATGGTTCCAAGGAGGGCTGGGAAACGAGCGATGAGCGTGATGAGGCTCGTCGTGAGTTTCGGCGGTATCTTCGAGCCACTCGGGGCCTGGATTGGGCCGAGGTCCGTTTCGGAGGGGACAATCCTGAGTGGGCCCAGCTAGAACACTTTTCTAGCAAGGAAGATGACGAAGACTGACCGCTTCTCGGACAGCCGCAACGATAATCGAAGGGTGCTCGGATATTTAGTCCAAGCACCCTTTTTCATTTCCACAAACCAATGTCACAACAGCAAGACATACACGCCAGGATTCGAGACCTTCAGAGAAGGAATGAGGCTGTGCGCCATGGCATGCGAGAGGCCACGGATGACACCAAGGGCTTCTGGAAGGATCCCAGGACCATCTTCGGCATTCTTCTGACCTGCGTGTTCTCTGCTGTGTGGGTGGTGGCGAGCTGGGAAATTCGAGACGCTGCCTTTGAGTCAGGGAGGCGCTCGGTCTATGAACCTGCCTGTGTGGCCTCGTGCGAGAGACGCCTCAGCGGCATGGACGACCTTCGGTTGACGAGGGGCACCTTCACTTGCTTCTGTGAGGATGGTACCCGTCTTCAACCGGTTCAGTCCAGATTGTTTACCAACTTTGAGGACTAACGGGAGCTTGAGAAGAACACCTGATGAGGAATCATCTTAAGGGTGCGCTCAATCATTCCAAGGGTTAGTTCAACGTCGGCCATCTCAGCCTCAAGGCCCACTGAGTTCCTCTGAGAGGTATCCACGGCCTGAATGGCCTGACTTACCAACTCAACAAACTCGGCCTGAGAATTAACGCCGTCTGGTGCCAGTTCCAGAATGGTGTCCTGAACAGCCTTCATCAGGGTTTCTTTCCAGAGATAGGCCTTGCCTATCTCGCCTCGAGAAACTTGCTCCCAAAGAGAGTTGAGTTGCAACCAGCCGACTAGGCGTTCTTTTTCTGTGATTGTGGACATGCAAAGGGTAATTACGTACCCAAAACCTTCTTGTGTATGAGCCGCAGTCTTTCTCTGAAATCGGCCGGATAGGACTGATCACGGAAGGGTTCGAGCCACTGAGGCAAAACCCATAGAAACTTGGGCAGGGTATGCTCGTTGACTAGCTGGACATTTTCTGAATTGTCCCAAACGCCTAGGCTGCATTTCCAATAGGTCTTGCTGGACAAGACCATCTTGGTGCGCCTTATCTGCCTATAGAGCGTCTTGGAAAAGAGAGGGACGAGACTAAGCTTTGCCTGCTGCGGCTCTGTAAAAGAAGGATGGTAGGGAAATGGTGACCACTTCGGGAAGCCCTTGAGCATGGAGTAGGGCATGTTTGTGTCCCAGGGATCCTGGTCTAGGTACTTCATGTTATGAGCCCCGCGGCTCCCAAAGACAGAGGTTACCTCATAGGGATCCTTTGGATTCGAGACCACTGGATAGTAGTGGCCGTAGGCATTGTTGCGATATGCAGGAATCTGAAAGGGCGAGTTGCCTTGCGGTGGAGCAGGATAGCCAACCGGATACGCTACGTCCTGTTCCTTTGGAGCCAAGTGATTTCGGGCAAGATACTCATCCGAGATAAAGACGGGCAACGCAGGATCTTGCTTCAGAGATCGGCTCATGGCATACAGAATTGCTGCATGTTTGTCCTGAGGATAGTCGGTAGCAATGAACATTCCGTTGAAGTGTTCCTTGTACTGATACATGAGGCCCGCTGTAATTTCGTGGTCGGTTGTGTTGCTCACTATAGTTTGCTTTCAGCAAGAGGTTATTGTTTTTGAGACCCGCCTGGGGCCTCTTCCAAGTATACACGAAACCCGGAAGGCGCTTAAACAGATAGGCGATTTTCGGGTATACTTACTCGTATGACCAACCAACCAGAACACCCTCCGCTTTCGCCCTTGGTGCAAAAATTCATTAACGAGTTTGCCCGGAAGTACAGTCCAAATTTCACCATTCGCAATAAGGCCCACAAGGATGGGCTTTATGCCGTTGCCAGCTTCTTCGGCAAGATTTTCAACCCCGAGATCGACACTCGCTACCTTACTCAGGTGCTCCATGAGTGCTGGCTTCCTCCTCACATGTTTGAGAAGGATGACATCTCTTTGATCACGACCCTGGCCCATGAGACCATGCACGAGAGAGACCGCAAGGAGTGGACCTCGGTGGGGACTTTACTCCTTTATGGCTTTCCTCAGATTCTTGCCGTCTTTTCCCTTTTGTCAATTCTGGCCATTTGGTTCGGCCTGGGCTGGTTGTTCTGCCTAGGCTTCCTTCTGTTCCTTCTTCCGTTTCCTGCACCTGGCAGAATGTGGATGGAACTCAGGGCCTATAGAGTGAACATGTTGTTTATCCGTGAGGTTCTAAAGGCAGACGAGAACTATCAGAGAGGCATGGCTGTCCACTACTCACAGCAGTATACTGGCCCAGCCTACTTCTTCATGTGGCCCTTCAAGAACCACATCATTCATCTCCTTCTAACACAGAAGCCTCATCCCTACTATGATGACCTAAGGGCCTGGCTCAGGGCGAACGGAGTGCTCATCCCTTGAGGACCGATGGCTTCTTCTCGGTTTTCTCGAGGCGGTCCACGATGGCATCCAGGTGAGAGGAAATCTTTTCGAGCTTCTGATCAATGTCAGAAAGCATCTCCGGGATGCTTCTCTCATCCTTGACCTCAGACTCCCCTTGGGCGGCTTCTCTTTCGGCCTTCATAAGGGCGTCTTCTAGACGAACCTGGGCCTCGTAACCTGAAATGGTGTTGCTCATATAGGTTCATTCTATGCAAAACCCCTTGGAATGGATAATTACGAGATAGCCGCATGACTCAGGAAAACACTAAAAAAGCCCTGTCTCTACTGATCATTTCCCAGATTGGACGTGTTCTCAGGGAGCAGGCCGCTGACCCCGCTGGGAGTTCCAAGAAAGCCCCAGAACCCTCCGGGGCACCTGCACCTAGCCCAGCACCCTCCGGTGACTCCGGTGGCCCTGTGGAGCCTCCTGCGAGCGCAGATAATGACCCCTCCTCGGCAGGCGACACCAGTGGTGCCGATGCGTCCGCAGACCTTGGTGGAGACATGGGCGGCACAGGTGGAGACCCAGGCGGTGACATGGGTGGAGAAGGTCTTGATGACTCTGAGGGTGGAGACCTTGGAGGAATGGGCGGCGGCGGAGGTGGCGGCTTTCTTGGCTCTGGCGGATTTGCTGGGGGAGGAGGCGGTGGAGGAGGTTTCTCCGACTCAGGCGGTGACGGAGACTCTGAGGACGAGGGTGGAAGCGGTGAGATAACCCCGCCAGGAGAACCCGAAAAGGATCTTGAGGATCCGGTGGGGGCTGCTCTTAGAGAAGCCGAGAAGGTCGCCGGGGAAACCACAGAGGTTCAGAAGATCCTAAATGCCGTCAAGGCCTCCATTCAGGTTAATTTCTCAGACTACCGAGAAGCCTGGCCTTTGGTTAATCGCCTAGAACAAACGGAAAATAAGACTCTCCAGGCAGTTGCTCAGAGATTGGCACTATTTATCGCAGGTGTTCTGCAAGAAAGAGGACGAGTTATGAAGATCACAAAAGAAGAGCTAAGAAAAATGGTTAGAGAGGCTGTGCGTCAGAAACTCATGGCCGAGAACTCCAACTATGTGGAGCAGGAAAGGATGCGCCAGGAAGTGAACATGCTTGCCCTGGAGTTCCTTGAGAAGCTCACCCAGAAGCTTAACATTGACCCTGCAACTCTTTCTCCTGAGGCACTGGAGTCCTACAGAAGGACGCACAAGGGACTTGAGACTGCCATCCGAATGTCGGCAGCCGAGCTATTTCAGCTTGGAACGGTTCTTGCGGCTGCTGGCGGCGAGGGCCAGGGCAACAGTGGCAGCGGCGGCTCCTCTGACTGATTCTCTCCCCTAGAAGGACAAAGGCACACACACCATGGCTACCTCAAAAGAAAAACTGCAACATCAGAGAAACCTCCGTCTCCTAAGAGAGAACAGGGCGCTTGACTTTCTAAAGAAGAAGGACAAACCAACCCCATCCTCCTCGACTCCTACTCTCAAGGAGGCTGACTTTAAGTTTGACCAACAGACCGAGACGTTCTCCGATCGAACCGATCTTCTGGATTGGCTCGATGACCTCGTTAATGAGTGGGGCGTGGAGCCAACCTTTGATGACATTTGGGCAGCTATGCAGAAGGAGCCCCGTAAGTTGGCTGGCTTCGTTGACAGCATGGGCATGACGATGCTCAAGCACTCCGTTCGTCAGGAGGCTGACATTCGTGCTGCTGAGTCCAATCACCCCTCTTCCGCAGGTTGGGATGAGGATCCTATGTTTGAGGGTCTCGCAGAGGAAGAGGACACCTGGGAGAAATCCAAGGAGCGCCGTGAGGAGCACCAGAAAGAAATCCAAAAGGGAGTTCTGGAGGAAGGCGAGGGAATAGAGTCGCCCACGAGTCTTGCAAGCCAGGCACTTGCAAGTGCCCTTGGTGCCAAGGTTTTGATCGACCGTCTTTTTGAGGCCGTTGGCAATGAGGATGCCGTGTTTGAGGTTCGGGCCATCGGCCTGAGGGATCCTCACAAGGTTAAGCAAGTTGTGAAGTTTGCAAGAAGAGACGCAATGGGTTTGGTCGCAACCCTAAAGACTCTTGTTCAACTACTTCCATCTGAGGTGGTTGCCGAGCAACAGGTAGCTCTTACCACTCAGGAGGAATGCGGTCCAAAATCCAATCTGGACAAGGTTCTTGAGGCTTGCAGCATGGATGAAGAAGAGGAAGCAAAATGAAGATTTCGAAAGACGAGCTAACCAAGTTGATCAAGGAAGCAATCGCCAATAGGCTTGCGCCCTCCTCAGAGGCTCCAATCAAGGAGGCTGTGGCTTCCTCGATTGAGAAGGAAATTCTGCCTGGCAGCGGTAAGCTGGCCGACTTGGCCGGTGAGGTAGACAAGTTCCTCATGGACACGGCTGAGAAGGCTCGTGACCTCTGCACAAAGATGGAAGAGGAAATGAAGGTTGACGTTCTGGGTGGGGACAACCCAAGCCTGGCTCCTAGAGTTGGCGAGCGCAACCGTATGCTTTCCACCCGCATTGGCACCCTCAAGAAGCTAGCGGCCAACTGCGTGTCCATCTTTGAGTTCATTCGCAGAGAAGGCTGAGTCCTTTCTCTGAGATGCCGAAATAGAAAAGCTCCCGATCCTCCTTGGGGGGATGGGAGCTTTCCTCTTTTCCGTTAGAGGATGACTTGATTAGGGAGTATTCTTCTTTTTCCTAGGAGTCTTGGCAGCAGCCTTGGCTGCACGAGCAGCTTCCTTTGTGGAACGCTTCTCCTCGGCCGCAACATTCTTGGCAATGGTCTTTGCCGCAGGAACCTTGAAGGACTCAACCAGGACACGCTCATTCTTGTTGACCATATTCCTTAGAGTTTCATAGTCGTTGCAAAGGGCCCAGTTCGCAGCACGAAGACGCTTAAGATTATCCTTGTTGCTGATGACGTTCTTAAAGGTCTCGAGGTTGTCCTGGAGTTTCTTGATCTTGAGAAGAATGTCAACTACGGCGTTATCCCTTGCCAGCGTTTTGGACATGTGGAAGGCTTCAATGTCCTCGGTTCCAAGGTTCTTTCTGGCTTTCTTGAGAAAGTTACGACGAATATCAAGGAGAGCCTTGACCCACTCATGGTATGCCGAGTTCAGCATTGATCTCATCTGCGAGGAATGAGGCGAATTCCAGGAGCGACTAGGAAGACTTGTTTGGGTGGCCTCAAACTGATACCTGGCTGTCTTCATCCCGCCAGCACTGGCGTTAATGGTGGCGTTAATTGGAGATGGACGATTTCTATCGTCGGGCTTGGAGTTGTAAATTTCTAGGTCAGCCTTAAGGCAAGGGTATGCCACCCAATATCTCGCCTGCCCGTTCTCAAGGGTCTTGGAGATTTCGAGACAGTTGTCCTCGGAAAGGTACGACAGAGCGGTCTCGAATTTGAGAACCGACTCACCGCAGTCATTGAGAATGAATTTTATGGTATCATAGGTCAGTTCCCTAGACCACCCCAGCTTGTTAACAACACCCCGCGACAAAGAAATACGACTAAACTTCTGATAGGCCTCTAGAGGAGAGAGGGATTCGGCGAGCTTTTCAAATTCCTGTTCAACAAATGTGGACTTGGCTAACTTCATGACGATTCAGCTTTCCTTGCAAGAGAGCACCCGAAGGTGACTTGAGTGTTGGTGGCGCTACACTTTAGGTCTGTGACTGTTCCCTGTACAGGGATACGAAAACTCTCGACCGAGAACCTTTTGATATCGTCCGCTCTGGCGGATTCACCCTCAAGGTGTCTAACCTCTTCGCAGTGAGCAACTGCCACAAGAAAGAAATTGAACGAACGGCCTTGCCGTCCCTGAAGGAGTTGAACAATTTTGAGCGGTGCCTCTGGCCTGTAATCAGATTCTTCCGACCAGCCTGTTAGATGAATATTGAGCGTGATTTGTACTGTCTCGCTCCATTCTTGGTCGTTACCCTGAAGAAATTGAATGGGTGCGAGATCGGTGCCCAGGCCGATCATTGCGCTTTTATCAATTTCCTGAATCTCAGGAAAGATTGCTTGCCACGAGGCGCTACTACGCCGGACCTTTCGAACCATCTTGAGTTCGGGTTGGCGTGAGTTGGGAGGTGCTCGATACATGTAGGACATGCCTTTGAAAGAGGTAGAAAGGTGAACGTGATACGTCAATCCCCAGCCTAGCACGTCTCGGATTACAAGTTAAACCCGTGGCCAGAGCCGGTAACGAAAGGCCAGAAACCCTAGGGTTCCGAGCCCTAGGCCCGCATTCCCTTGTTTTCTAAGGGGAAATAATGGTTTAAACGCCTGAGTATTGGTGCTATAATAGAAATATGGGAATTCACGTCACGCAGCCCTCCGAAACCGCTTGCAAGCCCCGTGGGCGCAAGCGCCGGAACGATCGTAATCACCTGATCTATCGGCTCACCGATACGATCACGGGCGAGAAGTACATCGGTCTCACGGTCTGCAAGGGTCGGGCCTATTGGAAGAGCCTTGCGACTCGTTGGCAGAAGCACGTCTATCATGCTGTCGTGGAAAACCGGCCGCATCTGTTGCAGCAGCGCATCCGTGCCCACGGTGAGGGGGCTTTCGAGTATGAGATCCTTTTCATCGTGCGTGGAAAGCCTGCTGCTCACGAGCTTGAGCGTTCTCTGATTCGGAAGCACGCCCCGGCTCTGAACGTGGAATGCACCGGCCGCAAGGCTACTCGGAAGGCGTGAGAATGTCCACGACCAATCGCGATCTGGAATCCATGATCGGAGAGACTTTTGTGACGGTGGACGACGGGGCCCGGTACGGCCTCGCCCGCCCGTTTCGATTCTTTACGATTAGTCCGGCGGACATCGCAAAAGTCAAGGTGTCAGGCAAAAATGTCGTTGCTAGCAGATTCGAATACGTTTTTGGCAATCAAAAGATGACGGTGGTGGGCGTAAGCGATGCTAGCATCACGTTTATTCTCGACAGGAAGCGCCCCCTCCCCGGCCCAATCAAACGGATCGTGCTCCACGGCGTGGTGTATCTTCTGTATAACGAAAAGGTGCTGTGTTGCACTCAAACGGATTTCAGACTCATTTTCCTCCGAGGGAGCATCCGAAAAGGAGAGGAATAAGCATGCCCGACCACTACCGAAATCCTGAGATCGGCGAATACTGGCGTGTAACCGTGCCGAACGCACGGGTGTTTGCAGCTCCTCCGAGTGTGATCACTCGAATTGGAGAAGGTGGCTACAAGGAAATTAACTCCACCTATCATTTCGTTGTCGAAAATGACAAAGCAATGATTGTGGGTAGGAGCGATTCCTTTGTCGTGGCTCACCTTGCAGATCCCTTGGGTTATCATGGCTCGATAAGGCGAATTTATAACAGTGTCGTCTATTTTCTTGTTGGCAACAAGGTAATGGCCTGCGGCACCTCAGATTTCCGGCATTCCTTCACACCGATAGACCTTGCCAAGGAGGCATCAAAAGCATGGTCGAGCGTGCCCTAAAGAAGATTGTCGAAATGACCGTTCTATCTCCATGCCGAAATCCTGAGGTGATCGCAGCCATTGGCAACCTAGGTTATGTCGAAATCCAGTCTACCTTTCATCACCTCGAAAAGGGTGATGAGTTTTATTACTTCGAGTCTGTTGCTCTCTCAGAGGGGAAACCATGAGCGTCAAGAATTGGCTTGAGGAGTGGCACGCCAGACAAGAAAGTATTGCAAATAAGCCGCCACCGCCCATTGGCACCATTTGTTGGCGAAGTAAGTGGGTCAAGACTTGGGTGGTCACACCCGCTTCCATTGCTGAGATCGAGGCCTTTGTGCCGTCGAGCGCCAAGCCGATCGTAAGCGTCGTAGGAAGCCAAGTATTCGGGAAATCCGGCTGTTCAGGTGAGTGGAACGAGCGTAAGGGCACGATTGTTGGCATGACAGACAAGCCAGTCACGATCATCCTAAACGGTCCCCATGGGAATTATGAGGAAACAATACCAGATGGCTTGGTCTATGTCCTTTTCAATGGATCTCTCATTGTTCATCCAAAGAAGAAATTCTGGTTCTACTTCTCCCTATGGGATGACGAATTGACAAACGAACTAGAAATCTAGAATGATCAAAGTCGTGAAACGTTTTCTCTACTTCTCCTTCCTTACAGTGTTCTATGCGCTGTGGGGTTTCTTGCGTGATTGCATTGTAGTTCCGCTCAGGCTTCTCCTGAGCCTCTATAGAAAGTTGAGACACAAGGTTATGGAAAAGACGAAACCCACCATTCAGAAAGATCCCGAAACCGGCGAGGAAAAGGTGCTCCTCGATGGACGGCTCTACACAACCTCGGAGGTTTTCGAGGCCTATCACCTGGCCCTAGATATTCGGCTGCGAGCCATGCGGTCCAGGAAAGGACCGAAGAATTAGCCCATTTTTTTGGGATTATAATGGTTTAAATGTGGTCGGAATCGTGCTATCCTATTAATAGGAGAAAAACACCATGTCCCGCACCAAGATCACCGTCAATTCCACCGTCGTCCTTCGCAAGGGTGAGGATCTTTCCGATCGCTATGAGCCTTGCTCTTCTCGACCCCTTACGGGCTGGCAGCCTGCGGGCATCCGTGGCACGGTTCTGGAGGTCGATTCCGAGTTGACCGACCGTCCGATCCAGGTTCGTTTCGATACCACGGGCGTGACGGCCTGGTTCTCTCGTCGGAACCTCCGTGTCATCAAGGTCGATGAGCGGCGCTGAAAGCCTCGAAATCAGGCCAGGGCCTAAGGCCATGGAAAACATCGAAAAGCTCGTGGCAGTCTCGCATCCCACAACTGGTGAACGGTTGTGGGTTCCTGCTTCTTGTCTCCGTCCAGGCTGGGGGGCGATCGTGGATCGCCCCTTGACCTATCCCTTCTCTCGATGGGCCGTCAGTCCGAGCGGCTATCTCATGGACGCCCAGGTCTATCGTCTTAAGACCTGCGTCATGGGCGTTCTCAGCTATCCAACACAAAGGAACCGTGTGTCATGCAATACCGAATCCGATTCGTAACCGAGGCCAGTGGATGGGACAAGGCTCACAATGTCACGCTCCAGCGTGAGTGGACGCTCAAGGAATTCCGCAAGGATACCAATCGAGCGGCCCTTGTGGATGAGGCCCTTGCTACTCTTGGCCTGGCGGAGTCTGAGGTGCGTGCGTATCGCATCGATTTGCTTTCGGAGGTAGAATAGAGCTTGGTTCCATCACAGACGACGCCACTGAAAACGAGCAATGAACATTCCGGCCCATATACCTGAACCCACAAAGCCTCATCGATTCCAGATTGGTGATCGGGTGACGTTCCATGCGCAGGTGGGCAGCGTTGGAATGATCGTCGGGTCCAAGTGGGGCTCCACGCACCTTAAGATTGATGGCCAAATTCGGCTAACGCACTATTCGATCTACAATGTACTTTTGACATACCTAGATGAGGAAATTCCCTGTCTCAGGAATTGCCTGGAGTACGAGATTGACCTCTTTCCGTTCAAGTCAGAGAAGACATGAAATTCCGAAAGAAAATTCCGCAGGAAGGTGAGCTTTGGAAACTCAGGCTTCACCATTTCCTTTACGCAGGTGAACAAGACCGCATGCGGACCATTGGTCCGCGGACCATTTGGAGCAACGGCGAAATTAATTTCCTGCTGATCCTGAATCCCACGGAATGTCCAGAGGGCTTCAGGGGTTATCGTTGCGAAAACGGAGTTTGGTGGCACAATGAAAACAACGATTACGTCAATCGAAACATGTATCGAGTCGTTTGGTTTCTGTATGATGGCAAGATTCTCTGGTCTTACTTGGACCATTTTTTGTTGAATGCTCAGTTGGTTGACATTGAACGGGAGAAACCTCGGCCATGAACAACTTCCCCAAAGAAGGCGAAATCTGGGCTGTGAATCAGGACCGCATGGTAACCTTTTACGTCAAAGCCGGTCATCGTACGCTCGACTGCAACACAACTCCGTTCGTAATCCTGCATATGCGAGTTAAGCCCGATTGGTTTCGTGGCTTTTTCCAGAGTGGTAGATGGTTCAAAGGGAAAAGTGCGTATGGTGGCGCTGGTACAGATTCACACGGCATTGACAGGCCACATAACATGGTGACCTGGGTTTTGCAAGAGGGACAGGTTGGTTGGATTTGGACCGACGTCTTCATAGATGTGTTCTGCTATCGGATCAATCTAGAGCCATTTGACCCCTGCGAGACGAAGGTAGGGCCATGACCAAAGAACAAAAGTTCATTGAATACAAGAAGCCCAAGGAAGGCGAGATTTGGGTCGCCAAAAAAGGTTACCTTCATCCACTTCTCGATGAAACGGGTCAACCCTTTAACCCAACAGGAAAAAACCTTAGATACCTTGACCGTCCAGAAACTCCCTATCTTGTGTGGGCGCATCGGCCTGATAACGCAGTTTCTATTTGCGAAGGCGAGACGGTGCTCATACTGAATTCCAAGGCTGCCTTCGATCGGGATATATATCCCGAGGACCCGAACAATATATGGGTGCTCCACCGCGAAGCGGTCTGCAGTGTGTGGCATGACCACTTTGTCCGCATCGTCCTATAGGAATAAAACACTTTAAGTGTGTCCTGTTTGTGCTACCCTAAAGAAAGCCATGACCAAACCGAGTAAGCAGCCCCCAATCATTTGCATTGGCGACATTTGGGAAGTTGGGGATCCCCGCCTCTGGCTGAAACTCCGGCCGTCTGGTGCGGTTGAAATTCCGCCGACGCTGAGAGGCACAGGCTTCGTGCACATCGAGCCTTCTAGGGAAATCTGGAAATCTCCATATCGGCCCGCAGAAAAGGATGTATTTTGGGTTTTGATTGACGGCCGTGTTGGCTACTTGACCTTAAGTGCGTTCTATATGCTCGCTGATCCGCA